AATATTTGCTCTAACGGCAGGAGTTCAGGCAGTTCCCGATCTTCGTGAACCATCCAGTCCCGAACCGCCTCCATTGTCCAGGGAAAGGTTTGTGGCACGGATTCAACTCTTGCGAGTGGATCTACTCTTGCGAGTGGATCTACTCCATTGTCAAGAAGTTTGCATATCTCGTATGCTTTATTATGGAAGACTTCAGGGAGTCGAATTACTTTAGTGGGGAGGTTATTCCACTTCCCTTTAAAAAAATGATCTAGTTGCCTTGGTGTTGGATTTGCCATTGTTTTTGATATAAAAAAGATAGGACTCGCTGTTGCTGGTTTTGCGACTTCCTATCTTTAAACATAACTCACTTTCTTGGATTCGTCAAGCCATAATTGCTGTGTTACACGGTAATCTGGCCTAACTTTTGGACATTGAAAGGAAAGAAAGATTAGATTTAGCTTTTACCCGATGATCTTCTATGGCATCCGAGAGTGTTTTGCCAACCCCAATAATTTTCTGGGAGTGGTAATAAAAACACCCGCTTGTTTCGTATTCAACAATATGCTCATTCGGATCGTCGTAGCCAAACTTCGCAATATACAAGATCGTTATGGATTCCCATGCTGATTCCGTTAAGTTTGCGGCGTGAATCTCCACTTCTTCGTGGAAATGGGGAAACAGTTTCTTGATTTGTTCTTTGAATGATTTGAAAGTTAATAATTCCATTTTTGACTTGTCTCCCTTGGTGATTGCTAAAACAAACTTAGCTAAAACAAACTTAGCTAAAACAAACTTAATTGACCTTCACTAACCGTTTTACTTTTGGGATTGTTCCACGACTCCCCCCTAGAGTTTACACAATTTCGCCAGTGAGGGTAATTTCTAAAAGGAAAACCAAATCCCACGAATTTCTCAATTAATCGCAGTTCCTCAAGCCATATCTTGTAGGGGGAATGTTCCCTAATTCCGAAGGGGTAGCGGTCGTTTACCCACTTCCGTGCGTCTTTAGGGTTGATTTCTTCCCCTAAGCAAGCGCATTGTGCTTCATATTCAAGGAGGGCGTTTGATATTCGATTAATCGCATGATCACGCCATGATAGTGATTTCTGCATTTTAACCGCCCCCATCTGAGCTAGGATAATTCAACCAATACCAGAAAGCAATGATCTGGTAATCACAGGGGCGAGTGCGACTGATAATGTTACGCCATAGCCGGAAATTAACGGTGTAGTCGCGGAAGCCATTGCTCCGCCAATTAATCCAGTCTAAACAATTCATGTGTCCTTGCTTTTTACTCCTTGTTTCCTGCTTTAACTATAACTCAAACACCAGGGAAAACTCAACCCCTATAAACAAAAAAGTGTCCCAAGATTTCTCCTGGGACAATAAATCGAAAAACAAAGAGTTAAGGAGCCAAGGACTGAACTAAACTGCGTGTGGTGCGAGAGCAGTTCTAGCCTAAGCCATATTCACTATAACACATAATCCCCAAAAGACCCCCCTACCCTCCCGACAAAGGTTAGCGTGTTACACGGTATTCGTTAGGGCAACACCTAAATGTATCAATAGCATCTTTCTCTTAGCGATCCACAGGATAAGATAGGGTAAATTCACTATCTATTGAAAGGGATAAACCATGCAAGCAAAGCAAGAACCCGGAGCATTGTCTTTAGAACAGCAATTTCAGTTAGCCTCAATCAAGGCCGAAGTCGATATGAAAATCCAATTCGCAATAGATTCAGGGAGAATACGGGAAGGGTTTGATGAGATGCGAGATTTTATCCTGCAAGTAACCCAAAATGATATGATACGGACAAATTTATTAAGAGCAATGAAGCCGCATTGCTTTTAATGCTGATGGTTGAACAGACAAATCCCATAAACAAAAAGAACCAGGTAATTATCTGGTTCTTTTATGCGATTATGGTCAAGAATTTGGCTCTAATTGAGCCGTGTCTTCGGACAGGTAAATAACAGGTAAATAATTGTTTTGTTCATTATTCCAGGTTTGCAATTATGCTGATAAAATTACGGATAGTTTGCTCTGACTGGAGGATCACCCCACCGCCTCCAACTGTTATTGGATTCCCTTCGTCGTCTAAGTTGTAAACAAAAAGAACCAGGTATCCGGCTAGGTGATGTTGACTAAGGTTTATTTCCCTGTTTTCCAATGTGTACCCTCCCGTTGGGTTTTTCTCAAACCCATTGGATTGTAAGTAATCAGAGGCAAAATCTTCCAGGCTTTTAGTTGTTGTGGTCATTTTTTTTCCTTGTTTCCGTTGTTTGTAAGTTACTCTAGTCTTGCGTTCAGGGGAAAGCTCCCTGTGCTTGTAGCAATACCCCGTCTTATTATGGCTCCGCAGGGGTTTCCCGCAATAGGCACACTGTTGCTTGTCCATTAAATTAATTGAACCGACGTGGGTGAGTATTTTACCAAGCGGCTTATCTCAAAGAGCAAGCCGCTTGGCTTTGGCTTTAGGATTCCCGTAAAACTTCAGGGCAACAATCCCATTTGCTACCCCAGTCCGACAATTCTTGGTAAGTCTTATCTAACTCAGTTAGGACGGTTTGACACCAATCCGTATAATAGCCATAGCGGTTATCCTTCATGTCGAATAGAATGCCAACTTGACGATTATCTCCTATACCTACGACTTCCCAGTCAATAACGTCAATTCCGAAACAGTCAATAACGTCAATTCCGAAACCTGCTACCGAGTAGTCGTCAATCCAATCCAGTACCAAGCGGATATCTTCGGCGGTAAAGTCATCTTCTGTTCCGACTAGATCCTGTAATAACATTTTGTTGACTCCCTTGTTTTTCTTGTTTTTCGTTCAATACCCCCATATTACCCCCTTATTCTCTATCTGTCAACCCCTTTTTCAAGAAAATTTTAGGAGGGCTGTAATACCCTCCTGATTTGGATTCTATCTGTTTATCTCGTCAACTCTCCTCTAATACTCCAAACAATTCCTGTTTTAATTCTTCATCAGTAAGATAGGGGCGTGGGGTGTGTTTGAAGTTTTGTATTGCCCAGGGCGATCGCCGAGATCCAGATCCTCCGCCTCTCTCAATCGGTCAAAAATCAAGTAAAATGTTAAAATAATAGTGGTGGGTGAACGTCTGCTTCATGCTGTGTGTCTGGGCAATCCCTGACCTAGCCCACCATTGTCTCGTTCAAATTATTAGTTTACAATGAATAAGTCGAGTGATATATACCTAGAGCAAGAGGAACTTGATTCTAGGATTCAAAAACTAGCAAGTTTTATCGGTTCCAACCCTGCACTGAATCGCGTCTCAAATGGGGAAAGACAGAGGCAACTTTGCCAATTAAGTGCGATGAAAAAATATAAAGAAGTTTTGCGGGAAAGAATAAAAATAATTGGAATCACAGAAAACTCCCATGTCCTTTAGGTTTTGTGATATTATTAACTTAATTACTAAGCTGAAGGTGGATCAATGAATAAATGTGAATTAGTGGATGCCGTGGCAGAACGCGCTGGCGTATCTAAAAAACAAGCTGGCACTGTGTTGACAGCGGCTTTAGATACGATTATGGAAGCGGTTTCTAATCAAGATAAGGTAACATTGGTTGGTTTTGGTTCTTTTCAGTCACGGGAACGAAAAGAAAGAGAAGGAAGAAACCCAAAAACAGGTGAAACAATGATTATCCCTGCGGTTACTGTCCCCGTGTTTTCGGCAGGGAAAAACTTCAAGGAGGTAGTGGGGAATGGAAAATAGAGGACAATATCAAAAAAATCCCCCTTTAAATATTGAACAACTAGAAAGATTAGTTGTTGAGCTTAAAGGGTGGGGTGTAAACGATGACGAAAAGAAAGGTATCCTTAATGACATAGTGAGAATGTGTAGTAAAGAAATCTACCGATTGACGGGTGTGGCAATCAGAAAAGCTAGGGGAGAAGACAATGTCGATCGCACAATCAATTAGGCAACGAATAAACCAGCCGACAACACTATTCACCCCAACTCAGGACACAATGGTTATCGGTGGGATAGCATCTAACCTGACATCAGTAGATGCCTACCTCACAGTAAAACCCTTCCTGGTTAACGCCAAAATTGACCAGGGTTTTCCATTTCAGTTGCAGACTAAAATCTTGCTAACTACGGGTCAAGCTCTCCAAATTTGGGCGAGTGACACCCCTGTTAATTTAGTTTGGGATTTGCATGGAATTGATAATTGGAACTCTGGATTAATAAATGATTGGAATAGTGCGAGTGTTGGGGATGTATCGGTGTTTTTAGATTTAACCGTAGCGGAGATTTAAGACAAATGGTTTGGATGGGTTCAAAGGCGAATATTGCTGTAATTACGGCTTTAAGTGTTACTGATTTAGAAGATGGAATTGTCTTCTATGCTTCTGCCGAAAAAACCTGGTTAGCATTAGCTAAAACCGACACGACTTCAACAGCAAATAGTAAAAGTTGCTACACTGCTACGGGCGGAGGTAGATGGTTTATATCCAGAGATTCTACGGTTGTCGCCACTACCACGCCAACGGGGGCGGCTGCGATTGGAACCCGTTGGATATATCAAGAGAATGGGGCGGTCAATAACTATGATTCAGTCCTAACCTATGTCTACAACGGCACGGCGTGGGTTGAGACAGATGCCAGAATGCGCGTACACACTAACACCCCGGCAAGTGTTTCTAAGACCCCCAATAGTGCGAGAGAGACCTGGCGAGATACCTCGACAGGGATTTTATATCGTCCCTTTAACGGGGGGTGGGTAGCAGGAGAGGGAGCTACTTAATGATTCAATTTACCTGTGGAAGTTCACAACCTTTGGACTTAACGCTATTTGACGGGGTTGTGATTGGCTACCATTGGCAGTTATTTGTTGACCGGAACGGGACTAAAAACCCTCTGGACTTCCCAGATAAAATTATCCGAGCGCAATTCCTTTATGGGCATAAACATCATAAGCCCTGTCCATTTTCCGGTTGTGAAACGATAGAACAATGGATTAAAAAACGAGTTGCAAAATTCCCTAAGATTAATGAATGGGTATTAACAAATGAGTTCACCGATGACATTGGGGTTCCATATCCTAATTACAAGCTCGATGACTTAAAGCGATATTGTGAAGCCGCGCATATTGCCAACCCCAAAGCCCGATTAATTTTGGGAGATTTCAAACCCCACCTATTCAATAAATGGGATGCGATCGCCAACATCTGCCACGAATTAGCTAAGGATTTTCCGGTAGAGGTAGGGATTCAAACTCATTTGAAAACCTACAATGCTCCGGTGATCCTAACCAGATTACCTAAAATTATTGAGATGTTTGATGTTCCCGTGCATTTTATCGAGGCGAGTTTATGGTATAAAAACGATGTTGATAAATTCGCCTGTGATTATTTATGGGGGGAATTGGAGGGAATTGCTAATAGCCACCAAGTTAAATCATTTTGTAGTTGGTGGTTATGTTCTGAGGATGCGGAGGTTGGTCGGCGGATGCCTACTTTTGAGAAGTTAAATTTATATACTAATAGATAAATGCCATGACGGAGAGTTTGCCACCAGAGGTTTTTGGTACGGGGGAGGTAATAACCTTTTTCCCTACAGTTGAATTTTTAAAGGAACAGGCAAAATATATCTGGGAAATGACAGGTGATTATTATGTCTGGATCAGTCGCTACGACGAAGGTAATTATACCGGCTCTAATCCATATTTGTATATTGGAACTATTGCTGATATTCAGGAAAGAAATAAGAAATCTTTTAAATTTTCTTCTGACGATATTAGATACTCTTATAACGAGTCGTCGGTTCTGTTCTCTGTCAGTCTACCAGAGAAGATTAGTTTTGATAGAGGTAAACTGTCTTCTGTTAAAACAATCTATGTTAGCCATGAAACAGTCCCAATAATCGGGGGAAATTACGTCAAAACAGATAGCAATTTACTTTTAGTTCCATTTTTTGAAAACGCAACAACAATTCACAGCAACTTTTTAAATACATCTAATAGTTACTACTTAGGTGTTGCTAAGGATGTTGATATAGTTAAACACGATAACGAGACTAATGTATGTTTATATAATTCATCTCAAGATTTTATAGAAAAATGTTTAAATCAATTTGATAACACAAAAGATGGGGCAACCTTCTGCCCTCTTGTTCCTGTATTGTCATTGGGGACTGTACCGGAAAGACCTGGTGTGGTGACGGATTACGCTACGACACCCGTATTGATTGAGTCCAATAAAGGTAATATAATTTATGATTGCTTATTCTTATTTAGAGCTTCCGAACCTGATTATAGCGACGCTCTTGTTTGCTATGCAGCCCCACTAGAAAAAGACTATTGTATTATTAGTTCTTCTGAATCTGATACTATTCCCGATCAAGTGTTAAATGGTAGTATCCTTGAGATTAGCGAAATAAGAATCAAGACAGAATTAACTTGGGAGACTATAATTATATGAGCAAAAACAAGAAAACAAGCCAAGGAAATCACAGGCACGATACGATAGGAGACGCAATTACAACAATCCCAGTAAAAGCTAATGTTTTTTGGGTTAAGTTTGTTAGAAAACCATCTCCCGTGGTCTTTAAGACTGGGCAATCTTGGCTTTATGATTTTTCTGCGATGATTCGATATCCCTGTGCTAGTGCTTGGCAATTTGAGGATTATAGAAAATCTAGCAGTCTCCCGACCGCAGCAATTGGGTCAGCTGAAAAAATCAGCGCGGGTAAAATAATATTACACAACCCCACAGAAAGGGATATTAGACTAATACTTAAACGCCCAGAGTCCCCCTCTCCCGGCAGTGGCTACAGTCCCGCTACGGTTTCACCTAACGGCAGTGGTGGATACGATGTCGGTGGTGCTGGCGGTAATCCTATAAGCACTAAAGATATCGTTTTAGTTCCTACCTATATCGGGAAATATACTGTTAGTGTCACAGCTACAATCACAGCAACTTTTGATGGTCAATATGCTCCATTTAACGCCCACCAATATGTTTGGCTTGTTTCTGGCCCCCCAACAGAACCCGGTGGATTTACCTGTATTTACGATAAGATTCTGTTTTTTGAGGTAGGTTCTGGGATAGAGGGTTTTAAGGATGCAGAAAGTCGGGCTTCTAATATTAGATATAAACCTACAATATCAGGGGGGATGTATTTATTTGGTTTTGACACCTCTTTTACACCTGTAGAGGGTGGTGGTGGCTATAATATAATGACAGCTATTCATAGTTCACCTGATGCTGGTATATGGGCAGGAAAAGGTAGAAAATTTGGACATGTACAATATTTTGAAGGCAAATGGACTGTTTTCCCTGACGATCCGCCAGTTGCACAAGGCGGCATTAGTGCTGTCATAAAGAAAATTGCAGTGTCTCCCAACCCCGGTTTTTTACCTTTTGATATTTACTACAATAATGGTGGTGGCGGTGGCGGTGGCGGTGGCGGTGGTCAACCGTCCCACAGTCAAGCTGGAGAAAAATTACCTAAGAAAAAATCAGATATTATTGATGCACCAAATTCAAAATACATGGCGGAGATATATTTTAATAACACTAAAATATATGAGACAACGGCTAGTGAGTTTTTATGTACTTTCCCGATTAACTTAATAGGAAGTCTGCCAGACAACGACCCTGAAACAAAAGATGATGACGCTATTCCCAATGATTGGATACACCCTTTGGATGTGATTTTAGATGACTTCACTTGGTCGGAAAATATTGGCTCTAATTGGGGTCTATTCCCTGGTAAAATGTCCGAAATTCTACTCACGAATAGAGAAAAGTTTAATTTTGATAAAACCAAGCCCGTTGGCGAAATGCTAGAACCTTTAGTCCCAAATTCGTTAAATCTGTATTCCAATACTAAAGCCTATTCGTTAGCAATGAATCACCATGTTTTTTTATTACTAGAAGGTGCTGAACAGCAGATAAAACTTGAAACTATTGGATCTGATTTAGCTATAAAAAGGAATTGCAAAAACAATTATTGTTGTTTTCAATTTAGAAGATTAACTGTTATTGAAGTTAATGGTAACTCTCCAAGTGTTAGATATTACCCAATTAGAGATGGTGTTATAACAGGCTTACCAGAATGGATAAAAGAACTAGATTATGATGGTTTTTTGAATCCTTATTTCTTTTTCCCAACATCAGATAACCTGTGCAGAGATGGGAGTAGCTATAGCCAATCTGCTTATAAATTAAATTCTCAAGGGTTGAGTACATCAATGGGGGGTGTATCGGGTTATGTTATCAGCCGCGAAGTACCGATGCCGAAAAAGGACAGCGATTTTAATTCAGTCTTTTCTGCTCAAAGGTTTAGCAAGTTTTATGTAGGAGCAAATTCTTATAAGCCAGATAATATTAAATTTATCTATGGGTTTCCTTTTGGCGTTTATTACAAAGGTGAAGGCTACACACTGGGAACTGGGTTAGTCACCGATGATGTTATTAGGTACTACAATAATATAAATTATTCAAATGATGACTTGTATCTCGCCTCAAAAATAAAAACAGGCGAAGACTCCGCTATTGACAATTTCGATCTAGGTTCGTCATTTCCCGTTCAAGATACCGTTAGAGTAGGTGAGATGATTGGTAGCCGTGTATTCCTCAACTCCCTAAAAAACGGAACGGCAAGGGCACAGTTTAAGATAGCGAAGACTGAAACTACCAACAGCGACGCATCGCACACCATCAAGACCTACGGAAGTACCGGAATGGGTGTTGTCTATGGATTTTACCCTGGATATACTGGAACGATAACAAACCCCGCATGGATAACTCCCGAAATTCTCAAAGGCGTTGTAGACAATTATCCGAAATCTTTTGATTACCCAACTAAAAAATATTACGGGTTTTATGATCTGGTATATTTAAGGGATGACAATGTTAATGCTAATATTAGTAAAAGGCAAAAATTCCCTTATATTTCTGATGATGAAAAAGTTTTTAATTTTTTACCTGAGACTAAATTTCGGTTGTCTACAACTGTAAAATTACCAAAAATAAATGGAATTAATGATAAAAGTTTAGTTTATTTTGTTACAGCGATTAGAACCGACAAAGAAAAAGAGAAAGAGCGAGGTGATTATATTGACCCGTTTAGCATGACGAGAGAAGACCGCTTAAAATTAAGGGATTAACTTATGCCTAATTACAAATCAAGTGCCTTCTGGGTGGCAAATACTCAGGAGCTAACTAATAATTTCACCTTTGACAGTACCGATGAAGATGGTTTATTCATGTTTGTTGGTATGGGTAGTGACCAAGCAATTTATGTTTGGCGTAAAACCGGTGTTGTTGAAAATCCGCAAGATATTCCTGCTACTCTAGGTTGTTGGAAATTTTTTAATTCAACTCAAAAAAGTGATAGTTTTGAATTAGCAAATTGGACTTTGACTAAAGCATTAATAACCAATGGAATATCTCAGAATAGAGTTGATTTAAAATCTTATGTATTAGTTTCATGGGATGATATTTTACCTCGATTGATTCCGGTTATCAATGCCAATGAAATCACCGAAGAAAGCTATAATTTTGAAGTTGGTAACAGTGAATTATTGACTAATTTTTCTTATATAAGTAGTCAACATTTTAAAGCAAGTTTAGATAATCAAAAATTAGCACCAGATGATATAAATACAACACTAACAGATTTTAGTTTTATCAACAAACAATATTATTTTCAGACTATAGAAAATAAGAGAGGTTATCTTGATAATGATGTGAACACTTTGACTAATTATGATAGTATTAGAATAAGATTAGATAAAGCAATAACAGAAAATAATAAAATAGATTATATTAGTAGTAGTTCATTGTTAACTGATTGGGGGTATATATGCCTTTTACGTTTGTAGGAACCGGAGCAATAGCTGATAAACCTTTGGGTGCTGTTTTACATTTTAACGGTAAAGTTTATTGTGGAACAGAAAATGGTGGTTCATCAAAGGGTTATATTTTTAACCCTGATGATAATACTTTTACAACTTTTGTTTTACCGAATTCCGATTATTACCCAAGGGTTTTATTGTTAGATGGTAGAATGCTTTTTTGTGGAGTTTCATTTTCAAATAGAAGAAGTTGGTTATTGGTCAATGAAGATGGAACATATCAAACACTTAATGATTGGACTTTTGCTGTCAACGGTGCATCATTAATGCGTGATGGAAAAGTTGCTATTTGTAACTATACTACTCACAGATTCGGTGTTTTTAACCCAAAAACTACATACTTAGAAAACTTTCCTAACATTCCGTCAGTATTGCTGACTCAATCACCAATATCAACAACATTATTACCTGATGGTAAATTATTATTAATCAATGCGGATGGTCAGACACAAACCTGTTATATTTACAACCCATTTAATAATGTTTGGGAGCAAATATCTTTAAATGGATTTGCGGGTGACCAAGCATCAAAAAGTTCATTACTTTATGATGGAGGATTAGCTGTTTTTGGTAATGCTTTTGGGTTGAATTTAATTGACATATACAGTAAAAAAATAATTGGCCAAGAGGGGATGACCGGGACGCAACCAGTTGCATTTGTTAGAATCTCTCCTGATGGTGATGTTTTCTTAGCTAATGTCACACAAATAAATAAATACAATATCACAAATAATGTTTTGACTAATGTTGGCTATACCACCATGCCGACATTGCAGCAAAATCCTAAAGGTATGGTTATGCTACCATCAGGAAAAATGTTTTATTGTACCAATGGTACAGCATTAGATAACAATGGTTTTACAATTTGGGATAGTTCATTAGGGACTTTACCTAAAGAAGTTTGTTTAAGTGCTTTTTATAATAGAGGGTAAATTTTATGTTATTTGTTGCTGATTCAGGTGCTTTTTTAAAAAGAATTGATAACATGGTTTTACTTGCTGATGGTAATGTTTTCTGCAAGTTCACCGAGAAAACATGGGGTTATGCAATATACAACCCTTTGACAAATTCAAGGGGTCAAGACTTTGCTAACCATGAATATGCGACCAACTCGCCTAGTTATGGGAAAGGTGTTTTATGTGCTGATAAAAAAACAATTGTTTTCCCCCCTAGAAATTGGAAACAACCGTTAATTTATAACAGTCAAGCAAACACTTTCAACATCACCTCAACATGGGAGGAAGAAATAATCACAGTCACAACTAACAGATATTTGGGGGGGACTTTATTACCCGATGGTAGAGTGTTCTTTCCCCCGTACAATGCCTTGTATGCAGCGATTTATAATCCTTTAGATGATAGTGTTCAAAAGATTACAACTGTTTTCTCAGGAGGTTCTACACCCGCTTATAACGGGGCATATTTATTGCCCAATGGTAAAATATTTTTGATTGCAGGAACTAAAGCATTTGCGATATTAGATTTAGGAAGTTTAGTTTTAACCGAGATTTCTGAATTGACAAATTATAAAAGATATTCCCATGCAATAATAACAGTTGATGAATTATTGATTTTATTTCCTGAGCCTGGATATAACAATAAATGCTTGGTTTATGATTATGCTTCAAATAGTTTGATTAATTCAAATAGTATTGACCCAAATGATGCAACTTGTAAAGGTGTTTCATTATTAGGTAATGGTAGTATTTTAGCTTTATATCCTACGGGATTATGGAGTATTAAAATTAAAAATAATGGTAGTTTATTTGAAAAAACAAAATTACACTTAAATACCGAATTAGATATTAATTCTAAAATGATTGGATTATTAAATGGTAACAGTTTAATAGTTCCTGAAGGTACGGGTGTGGGAAATATTCCATATATTTTTAAACCAGGGATAGATTTAATTCCGTTTCATCCCTCGGTTTATTTATCACCATTCTACAATCGGAGCTAACACAATCAGTTGTCGTTGGCATTTCTCCCTCTGATCTCTCCAATAATATTCTAACACCCAAACCCATAAAACAAAAAGCCACCAAGCGGATGCCGGGTAGCTTTAAGAGAGAATCTTTCCACCAATATTATTATAACACGAAAACATTAACATAATCAGTCGTTGTTGGCATTGCGATCGCACTCCTCGTCCACGGGATAAAAAACTATATATCCCTTTGAGTTTATCGTTGCTTTGCACTTAATTGTCTTCCCTTGATTGTCGAGTAAATATCCCACAATCGACGGCGCAGCTATTTCCGTTGGTGCTGTTTCTGTTGTCACTTTTACTTCCTCAATTTTAAAAACTATTTTATCACTAATAATGATAGAATAAACACAGCAAAACCGCCAAAAAATCTCTAATACTTTATAATAAAGAAAAAGTATCTGAGTTTGTAGAGCATCTCAGATACTTTTAAACACAAAAGGAGTAAACAACAATGATTATACAACAACTTTGTCTGTTTGAAACACAACCCGTAATTCTTGATTCAAACGAAAATTATACCCCGTCTGATTTGATTGATTTAGTCCATGAGTTTTATGGATTTCCTGAATTAGACCCTTTTAGCTGTGAACAAGCCAATCAAATTATTAAAGCTCAAAAGATATTCACAATTCAAGATGATGGATTTAAACAGAACTGGAGACGGGCTAAGACACTCTGGTTAAACCCTCCCTACAGCGCGGGATTTGTTGAGAAGGTTGTTGACAAATTAATTCAAACCCTGAACGAGACGGAAGCGGAAGCATTCTTGTTAACCAATACTGACAACAGTACAGCCTGGTATAAAAAGGCTTTGAATCGGTGCGATCGCTTCTGCCTACCCTCAACCCGACTCACATTCTACAGTCCCAAACGGGCGGCGGAAGGAAAAAAACAAGACCAAAACAGGTTCTCCCAAACTCTGTTTTATTTTGGATTGCAACCTCAAAGATTTGAGGTAGTTTTTGAGGGTTGGGGAACCGTTTGTCAAACTTCTAAATGGTAAAAATGATGGATGCGAAAAAGTTGGGATTGATTGAGGATCGGATTGTTGAAATGGTTTTTGAATCCGATCCTCAATTATTTATTAATTGGTTAAGGCTAGTTACTAAAACTGCCGATATTGACGATGACAATATTGTTGGTTATAAAACTTTCGACAATAGGGCTGGTGGGTTTCCTTTTAATTGTGATCCACCGACTAAAGCCACAATGATTGCTTTTGCTATAGGGGGAATATTTTGGACTAGAATGTTTCCTGGCTTGTTAAATAAAGTCGGAAAAAGTTGGAAGAAAAAGAAATAATAACAGACCCCGTAAAGTTAATTTACGGGGTTGAATTTTATGGAAGATTGATTTCTATTACTTCTTTTTCTCGTCTGCTGAACTCATAGTGATTGGTTGTTTTTCTGATAGCATTCTCAGCTATCTTTCTTGACTTATATCTTTTAGCTGGATGATGCCATTGAGTACCTGTCCAAAAGACAGATGCACCTTTAGCTTTAATGATAAAATAATTCATGCGATCGCTCCTAGTTTTTTTAAAATTCAGAAAACTGTCTTGCATAGTACCTAATCTGTTTACTTTTTTGCAACCATTCGCATTTAGTATTTCTTACATAATTACAGTTTACTCTACTGGTTTACTTATGTATTGCAAAATGTCAACAATAGGCTATAATAAGGGAAATAATGTAAACCATATTCCATCATGAACAGACAATCTTCTATAGCAATCAATTTCCGATGTCCTCCCGAAATCTACGAGGAGATGGAGAAAATCGGATTAGAGAGTTATCCCACGCCTGGGAAAATGCTGGAATTCAATCAGGGGCGAACCCTAAAACTTTTAATAAAAGCAGGGATAGAAGCGATCAATTCTGCCAATCCCAGTCCAGACAGCAAGAGGTTCATGGCAATAGAGTCGCGGCTAAAGCAATTAGAGGATGCGGTTTTAGGTGACGGGAAATAAGCGATCGCCTAAAATAGACACCCTAACCCTGGTCATGCCAGGGTTTCCTATTGGCTAATCCTCAACTTAAAACTAATAGAGACTCAAGGGGATCTGGTTTTCCTTTTCCCCTCTCCTTTCTTCGGTGAGTGGCGTAACAGTTCGCGCACAAGCCCTTGGCTTTGGCTCTAACGCCTAAATGGTTCCGGCACCAATATTCGTCGTCGTAGGAGGTCAATAGAGGAGGTCTTCCTCCTGGCAGAGGTTCATCAATCCATTGTTTATTGCAGTTTTTGCAGCGATATTGCTGTGCGTCGCCTGTTTTTCGCTTTCTTATTCCATTGTAATAGAAAGATTTGCTTCCACATCTGGGACATTTGTTTTCCACAGCCTTCTCCTTGCTTTTTGTTTAATTAATTGTACTGTATCAAAAAATAGAAACACCGCCCTCCACAAAAAAGGGCGGCACTAAATGATCATCTCCTTTCTAATCACCCCACGCTATCCCGATGTCTTCGGCTTTGACCCCATTGCTATGAAGTCTCTCCCACGTCCCTGCACCCCAAAAGAAGCTATCAGAAGGAGGAGGGAAAATTGAGTTTAGGTAGTCGTCCATCACTATTGCAGGGATTTCAAACTTCATACATAAACTGCCAAAGTCGTAGATCGTGAAACTCCCCGATGAAGTCTTGAGTTTCAAAATTTCTGTTTTGATCTCTGGAGCAAGCTCGGTGTACAACCGTTTATATTCCTGGGTGTATGCCTCTCCTCTTAATCCGTACAGTCTGTGTTGCATTTATTTTTGCCCTATACTACCGTTTTATGCTCTTGAATTTCATGGTGTGGGCTTTTCCATTCTCCGCCTTCATAAAACCATGAATGGGTTACGGTCTTTTTGTTAACCCTGATTACCGTGTACCACTGACCCCGCACCTTAATGTAGTCACCCTTCTTTATCTTGCTAATCTCAACCCGTAACCCGCCAGCTTCATCGAACTTCTGTTTCCAGTATTCTAATTTTTCTTCTTCCTCTTTCTTTTGTTGAATATAAAACTGCGTGTCTGGGTATTTTTCGCAAGCCCGAATTTTAGCCTCACAGTCGGCAATTCGGTTGCCAATAAACTCAATGCCGTGGCTTTCGGCATTACTGGCTGCGACAGCTGCTTTATATTCGTAGTGTTCCGATTTCTTTTGATGCTCTACACTCTTGTCCATAGCGCTATGACAACGGGCTATATCGCGCCGATGTCGCCCTTCGCTATGATGACCGATTAGGATGGGTTGCCCCAGGGGGATGCCTGCTACAGCGTCACTAGAAGTCTGATAATAAGCGTTTGATTTATCGGAGTTCTTTTGAGCTAACTCCTTATATCGCTCTGAACGAGCTACCGCCCGTTTTTTCATTCCCTCTTGCTGTTCGGCAAAGGATGTTTTATCGCTATCGTTTAACGCTGCGATATCACTATTGGGGTCATCCCAGAAGTTGAAATTATGCTTTGAGCTACGGGGATAGGGGCGACCACCAAGGTCGTAGAGTGCATCACGGTATTCGTTAAGCGTTAACCCTGTCACAGTCCAAACCTCGCGGGGTTTCTTGCCTGGTTTTGATGGGGTTGTCATCGACTTGGTTACGGTTAACCCGTTGGGGTATTTGATTGGTTGAAATTCGGTTTCAGATTGTTGAGATGTCATGGTTAATTGTCCTTTGGTTAATTGTCCTTTGGTTTGCTGTTAGTTGTATTGAAGGGGATTTTCACCCCTCGGATTATTTAGTCAATAAAGAACTTGGCACAATCAATTGCTTCTTCTTCTGAGTCGAACTGGTTTGGCAGTTGTTGACCGTCAACATAAACAATCCAGTAGGTAGGTTGGGAGAACACAAACCCTTGTTTGACTTGTTCCGTTGTGATTTCGTAGCCTTTGTAGTTCATGGTTTCAGTTAATAGGGTTAATTATTGAGGGGATTTTCACCCCTCGGATCTTAATATGATGCTGCGTCTGCCATTTCCCAGTAGGATCGGGCATCGTCGTGTTCGGCTTCCATCCGTTCAATAGCGTCCCGTTCCGCGTTCCGTTGGCGGTTACGGGCTGTCCAGAGGCCTCGGTAGGCGTTTAACCATGAATTGCGGTGTCCATACTTCCAGGAGGCTTTGACCACCACACCTGAGCTTGTGCGGATCGCAAAGTCCAGGTCGTAAAGTGTGTCTTCCTTCCACATCATCCGGGTTTCTTTGACCCCGTTGATTGTTCGGCTTACTACATCTACTTCCGTATCATCGAAGTCTATAAAGGAGTGTTCAATTTTCCATTCGGGTTCGGTTGCTGCTTCCTGGGCTTGTTTTTGGGCTTGTTTTTGGGCTTGTTTCTGGGCTTGTTTCTGGGCTTCGGCTTTTTTAGCTTCTTGTATCGCTTTCCAGAAGCGGTCGAACTGATCAACCCCTATGGGGTGGGCTTTCGCCCCCAGTCGGTAGGTTAAGATCCCATCGCTGATCGCCATCTGTGTGATATCTTCCGGTCTCACCTCTTGTTGTCCGTAATTGTCCCAAGTCAAAACCTGGGCTACAATTATTCTGTTTCTGTATTCGGGTTTGACTAAGTGGTTCGTTTGGTGTAACATAATATTTAAGCCTTGTGTTAGGTGGAGGGATTCGGTTGGTGACTTTTGCAGGGTAGCCAGCCGTTTCCTTTATGTTTTCTACTTTTTAACTATAGCTCGAACCATAGGAATTGTCAAGCGATTTCTAAAAGAATTTTTAGAAATCCCTGAAAGTCCCTGTGTGTCCGGTGTCTAGGCTTATTCTTGTAAGGGATTTTTGTGGGGCTGCCATCCAAAGAGCCTAATCACCCCGTAACACGCGAAAACCGGGTGGTGGATCAATAGTTAAAATCAAAAGAGGTTAGAATGGAACACACGAATATTGAATTAATATATAGTTACACAAAATATCACATAAAATTAGTTAATAAAAGCATAAGTAGGCTTGATATAAAGCTAGGGATAATCTTTGTCACCAGTATTTTGTCTCTGTTTAATTTGCCAGACTCGCCCAATAACGTTAAAACTGTAATTTGCGTTTTTCTCGTTATAACAGTAGGTTTAAGTTATTTAGGGTTACATCCAAAAGCAGCAGGAGGGATGACTCCACCTGGTTTGCTGATGAAAGAAAACTACTATGATACCGATGAGGATTGCCGATTAATTATTACTAAAACTTGGATAGAAGCACTAAAAGAGCTTGAGACATTGAGAGATGAAAAAGCGGATATAGCAAAATGGGCAAGTAGAATATTGTGTTTTACAATCTTACTTATTGCAGCAAATATCATTTTATCTTCTTTTTATTAGGACACAAATATGACTATTAAAATCAACAAATCTGCGTTAAACAAATTATTGAAAGCATGCGCAGCGACTATTAACTGGTTAGTTGAGAATAGGCAGGAATGGAAGTTGATTGAGGAACAGGAATTATTCTTATCTGGGATTTGGAATTGAATGCTTAAAAGGCACGGATTTAAACCCGTGCCTTTTTGGTAGTTAATGGTTTAATTCCTGCTCGATTCTGTCAAAAACCTCTTTGATTATTTTTAGGTTTTTAATAGCTCGATTCCCTGTGTAGATTTCTGTTTTCCCGTAAATTGTTCTCACTCTTAGGATTGGTAACTGTGAGTTTAAGTTACTGATTTGATATTCTTTAATGTCTTCAACTTTGATCATTGTTTTAGTCCCTATTTAATATGGTGTATTTGTCGCAGTCACCGGATTTGATCCGGTGGCTTGTTTATTGGCTGGTTGATTTACAGAACCTGAATAGCGATCGCGTACCAATCCTCAAAGGACTTGATTTTATTAAACTCCCCATTATTTATCAACTTTTTAACCCAGGCTTGGTAGATTTCAGAGAAGAAAACGTCATCGGGGTTTTGTTGGGGTGTCGGTGCGGGTGTGGCTTTTTTGAATGTTGAGAATTGAACTAGGTTGGACTCCGTTGTTGATTCGACTGATACTGAGGTGGATTCCGTTTTGTCGGGTGTTTTTGCTTCGTCTGTGTCGGTCACGGTAGATTCCACTTTAAGCTCAACCCCGTTTTTAAGGTATTCGTAGTATTGTCTTGTTGTGGCACGGTCTTCTTTTCCTAAGAAGTTGTCAAAAGTTCCTCTCGCTCCATTCCAAACCATCTCGCTATTATTGGCTTTTGTTAGGTTCATCGCCCATTCTTCTCTTTCTTTTGTATATGTGGGATATAGGTTGATCCCGTACCCTTCATATCGAACATTAAAATAAACCGTGCTACCAGAAATCTGAACTGTATCGTATTTACTTGTTATTGCATCAACCTTTGCGACTGTAGCTTCTGTTTTAAGCTCTATCTCCCATCTGACATCGACACTATATCTTGTGGTGTTAACCGTGAATTTAATGCCGGGGAACTCTTTTTTGAGTGCTTTCTTTAATTCTCTTGCGGGTGATGCGGTTGTCATTGTCTTTGTCCTTTGTCCTTTGCTTGTGTTTTATCCTTACAATTAATATAGTACAGATATCCAGAATATGTCAAGCGTTTTCTGAAAATATTTTTTATTTCTTCCGTTTCTCCCTCCTGTAGTGCATTTGACACAATCCCCCGGCGTAATGGGGTTTGTCACAGAGGGTGCAAGTCCGACCTTTTGATGTGCCACTGGGTCGCCCTGCTTTTCCCTGTTGTGCGGGATCTGTTAGCTGTTTGTGGCATTCAGGGCATTTGTAGGCTTGACGACCTCTCTTAAATCCGTCTAGCCACATTGCGGTGTTGCAGGATGGGCATTGCATGGTTATAATAGGGTTGTGTTTTATTCTTACAGTCACCAGATCAAATCCGGTGACTTGTTTATTGGCTAGGGTTTGCGATTGTTAATCAGGATACTGCAACTTAATGAGACCATATTAGCTTGACCAACAAAGTTTCCATGAAACCGCCAATTAATCATGTATGTATGAGACATATCTTCTAACTTTAGTCCGCCGTTGCCAGATGTGTTTTTATAAACTTTCATCATCTCTTGTAAACCCATCATAACCCCGTAAGATACGCGACCATCAAACGCCCATTCGTCACCCCATTCACTGCTCCACTTAGCTGTGGCGTTAGCAATTAATTTTTGAATACTTTTGATTGTTATTTTGAATTTTTCGCTATCACCCTCATTTTTTACGGGGAATTTCAATACTTGTGAGCCAACATTTATTGTGATTGTTTCTGCAACTTTCTCGACTTGTTTGACGGGCTTGGTTGTTATTCCTTTGTAGAAATCTTCGATTTTCCCTTCTAACTGAGTTAACTCAAAAGCCCACTTTCTAATTAGTGACTTGACGCTTTTGAACTTGGACATTAAAGATTTTAGTTGTAAGTATCTTTTTGTCAGTGATTGAATAGCCATGTCGTTTTGTCCTTTGCTTGTGTTTTATCCTTACAATTAATATAGTACAGATATCCAGAATATGTCAAGCGTTTTCTGAAAATATTTTTTGAGGTGTTGCGATGTCCTTTTTGATTCTGATTTTGTGGGCAGGACAATATCAGGACAATAGATGGAGTCCACTAAAAAGGGGCCGGAGCCCCTTTTTAAGTTGATTACCTATTTTTAAAATTGCTAACCATATCTGGTTAGAGAATATTCCCTCTTCATCGCCTAATCGTTAATCCTTTCGGCTCCAAGGGCAGCTTTTGGCTTGCCGATCTAAACGTCGGTGATTCCATTATAGTTGTATATAATGGAAATGTCAATATATACATTTCAATTTCTTAAATAGGTATGTCTTCTAATTTTAGCGAAAATGTGCGAACAAAGGAGTTTAAACTCATTTTATCTTCAGAACAAGAGCGAACCCTAGAAGATTGGATGCTAGTTTGTAAGTGGGTTTGGAATCGCTCGTTAGGACTGATAGAGGAATTTAACGAGTGGAACCCTTACGATAAACTGTCAAAGTCTAACGTCCCTGCAACTCCCCTGCAACGATACGACCGCAAGCTCAAGCAATGGGTACGAATTGAGATCCCAGATTGGAAGATGGGGATTGAGCGAGTCGAGAAGAAAAAGGGGTTAATCCATCCTGTCGCCATTGATGAAAATAGTCCTATTATTGACTCACTGGATTCTAAAAAGTCGGTACTATACGGGTTTCTAAAGGTATTTGGACATCAGCACCACAAGGATCGGATTGTGACTTATTTAGTTAGAGGTGAGGAGCGAAAAGTTAATTTCACCGATTGCCCGGCAAAATTTATTCAAGGTGTAGCGCATGAACTATCAAAGGCTTGGGAGGGATTTTTAGCGGGTCGCCACAGTCGTCCACGTTTCAAAACAGCTAAAGATAAGGTAATGACTTTAATCCATTACAACGCTAAGGATCTAGGCGTTAAGGACAGTAAGATCAATATTCCAAAATTGGGTTATATCGAAGTAATTGGATTTGATAAACGGTGGTATGGTTGCGATTTTAACCCGATGAAAATTTGCAAAAAAGCGTCGGGGTGGTATATACAATTAACTGCGTCCGTCCCTGTCAAACAAGCCAAGAAGACAGGGTTATGTTGTGGAATTGACCCCGGACATCAGTTTGTTATGGCATTGGATAATGGTCATACTATTGAGGCTGCACAACCTTTAAAGCGATCGCTAAAACGTCTAAGGAAAATGCAGCAACAATTATCTCGCAAGTATCGAATGAACGAGGGGAAAACTAAGAATTGGGAGAAACTCAATAATAAAATTGCTAAACTTCATGAGAAAATCGCCCGTCACCGCCGATCATTCAATCACTGGCATTCTACCAATTTAATCAATTGGTTTGACGTGATTTTTGTTGAGGATTACAAACCCGCCAACGTCTACCGAAAAGCTAAAGCCAAGGCAAAATTAGACACAGAAGGAAATCCAGTGGTTGCCGAAAATGGTACAGTTATCTACGATAAAAATAGTCAAAAACGCAAACGAGGAAGTAACAGAACAGGGAGTGATGTAGCTATTGGTCAAGCTATTGATTTATTAGAAACCAAAGCAAAGGAACACGGAAAATTAGTGATTCGGGTTGATAATTGGGGAACTACTTTATGTTGTGCGAAGTGTGGACATCAAGAGAAGAAAAAGCTATCTCAACGCACTCACAAATGCTCTAATTGTGGTTATACCGTTGCTCGTGATGTCAACTCAGGACAGAACATTAAGTTAAAAGGTTTAGCTCAAATGGCAATCAATCAAGGTGTGGAATTGTCCGATAATTTCTGGTATAAATTCCTGATTAATAAAAATTCGGCAACCCCTAGCTCTTCTAAAAAGGCAACCAAGAAAAAAACCAAAAAGTCAGACACCATAACGATTCCAGATAATTTGTTTAAAAACGGGGTTCACGATTTTTTAGTTGCCGAAACCACCAAAACTCATGCTATAATAAATCAAATGAGCTTAGGTGATTTCGATAGAAACGCCTGAAACAATTGCGGATTAAGCTCCCGCAATAGACGATTGCCTATTTTATGGATTGAAACGGAAAACCTGACTACAGTTAATCTAGGGGAGCTAGAACCCGCAATAGACGATTGCCTATTTTATGGATTGAAACCTCTGATAGTCAATATACCCCCCAAGAATTTGAGCTTGGGCCCGCAATAGACGATTGCCTATTTTATGGATTGAAACTTTGGTTAGCAATTACCCGCCGAAGTTTTCCCCATCGTTCCCGCAATAGACGATTGCCTATTTTATGGATTGAAACATAGTTCACAAAAACAGTGCAATGGCGCGGTTGCTCCCGCAATAGACGATTGCCTATTTTATGGATTGAAACATGCAATGTTTGGGAGGGTTTTGATATGCGATTTTATCCGCAATAGACGATTGCCTATTTTATGGATTGAAACGAATAGAGTGCGATCAATCCCTCTGAACAAGCTACCCCGCAATAGACGATTGCCTATTTTATGGATTGAAATCCAGGCATCCCAGAGGGATTGTGTACATCTGCGTACTGCCCTCTATGTAGCCCTGGAAAGCCCATGCACCACCATCGGGGTCTAATGCGTTATGAACCCATTGTGCGGCGGGTGAGTCGATTGTAAATGCCTTCCCTGCTGTTTCTAGCAAGAGGTTTCGTTTTAGGAAGCTGACTTCATACTTAGCTACCCAACATTCAGGGAAGACCGACTTAACCAGCCGCACAACACCCTTCCAACTATTCGACACCGCCTCTACCAAAGTACCGGAACCCACCGCACTCCCCTGATTTTGCCAATCTTTGGGAGTGTTTTGAGCTTCTTCTGGCTCGGTCAATGAAATCGCTACTTGCTGGGCTTCTTCCCCCCGCTTTATATCTACTGGAAAGGGTGTTCCTTCTTCTCCATGATCACACTGAATTTGATCACACTGAATTTTATTAGTGGTGTCAGTGTTTTGTATTAATCTTCTATTATGTTTTGGTGTGACAGCCATTATCTCGTTATTGGTATATTGGGCTACATTTTTATCCCAGGCTTCAAAAACCACAGAACGTCCATCCTCAAAGCCTTTGAAGGAATAAGCTCTTGTTCTATTCCCTTCCTCGTCACGGATTTGCCGCCCAGACATTCTTAGTCCAATAGTATCTTTGAAAAATCGGTTGATCTGAGCAATCGGGGTCAAGCCTGTCGGCCCTACCTTAAAATATTCCCGAATCTCTCGCCCCTGTTCCTTGAAGATTTTGCCTAGTTTTTGGATCAATTCGGATTCATTAGTAAATTCCTCTCCGTTCAGGAATCGATCCAGTTCCATCAACTTGAGAATTTCAACACAGGCACTATAAAGTTTGATGTCCGGCAGGTGGACTTGCCCATCCCCGTTTTGTACCGCATTTTTGATGTGATTGGCATCCCGATCATGAACTTGCTCAGGATTCATATAGAAATAGTGCAATCGTAGCTGTTTTAGCCAACCGTCCTCGTCCTTTAAGACAAGCTCTGGCGTGACATCTATTTTATATGTGTCCTTCAGGTAGTATTTTTGCTGCTCCGCCAGTTCTTCTGGGGTTTTAGCTTTCTTGTCTTGCAGCTTCTCGTATTTAGAGAACGAAATATCCTCCGCGTTCGTGATTACCTCGGCGTTCGCCACCCGATTCTGGGTGCGAATCTCCTCCGCCTCGGCTTTGATTACCTGAATCTTACTGTCAAGCTCGTCCGTGATGACTTCAATCCGTCCCCGTTCGTATTGAATATCGTCGGCTTTCTCTAAATCCCCCATTTGTCGGGCGATCGCTTCTTCAGAAGCTAATCTATCCTCGTCAAATCGCATTTGAGAATCATCCGAATTGGAAACATCATGCCCTTCCTGTTTCAATAGGTAAAGAACCGTTTCTCGGTATTTCCACTGCCCTGCGTTGATTCGTGCCGCATACTTAGCCCACGCACTTGTGTGCCGTGTGTCGGTTTGGGTGTCGATATCAAATCCTGCCCTGTCGTATTTCTCTAAGATTTCGATATGCTTGCGAGTCACCCGATCTTGAGATTCAAGGAGGACGTGCGCGCCAGATGACCCATTCCCAACCTTGCTGCACCCGTACTGAGCGCACCATAAATGCCATTCAGCCGCCAAGTCCCGAAGCCGCGACATCATCTGGAGGACATCGTTTGTGGCGATCGCTCCCTTGAAAAGCCCAAACACGCTGTGAAAATAGCCTTTGAGGTCAATAGATACACCTGTCCCGATTGTGGGGGAAGCAATCACAACGTCATATTGACCCGATTCAATCACCGTGTCAATGTTTTTTGCACAGCAAAAAGCCGGGTGATTTGGATTTGATACAGTCTCCGAGTCAATCCGAATAACACGGACGTGGGGATGATTCTTGCGGATGTGTGATTCCATATTGATTGCTGAGAACTTGCCTTTAACTTTTTGGCTATCCTCCACGATTATCATTCGCTTGCCTTCACGAATTTGCTTGTCTATCTCTTTATAGAGTGCTTCGACTTTATGGCTATAGAAATGAACCTTGCGCCCGTTTCCTTTGTATTTATTGACGACAATGTAGGGTTCCAGATTTTCAATCCCCGACAATTCCGTAAGGTAGTCAATTGAGTAATTTGAAAGGTCGGCATCTTGGGCAATTAATAATCCTCCCGTTGTTAGAACGCTTTTCAGTAACGTTTCCAGACTTGAAAGGATTGCTGTCCGTTTTTCGGCACAGGTTGAACTATTGAACAAATGCCAAAGGACTTGCTCAACTTCATCTATGATCACCGCAGCACCCTCCCAAGCCTCTGGGTCAAAACTGGCTTGGCTCAGGGGGTGCAAACTATCTACGCACAAACCATACCCCAGGGTTTTCCCTTCAACGCTTCCCTTGCACTCCTCAACCCAAGGCACACCCACCGCATTGCAGATTGCCCGCCCAAGTTCAACCCTGTGGGTAATCACCAAAACCCTCCGCCCACTAGCAATAGCATCCTGGGCGATAGGTTCTAGCCGTTTAGTTTTCCCTGTTCCCATGCCTGAGTAGATAAAAACAGACCCAGTAGTAGGAGTGGGTAAATCTCCCAAATATCGAACGTTTAGGGTCAATGTCGGAGTCTTGGTTAGTTGCCACCCTCTGTTGAATTGATAAATCCGATAATCAGGAGCCTTGTTATATAGAAGATCAAATTCTTCTTCTCCATGCGCCATGATAAAATCATCAACTCCCTTCTCTGGCCCAGGAAAACTGATCACACGGACATCCCGTTTGTCCTTCTGAAAAAGCTCACCTAATTTATTTATCTCCCTTTGGACGTTGCGAATGGTTTTGATTTTTGTTTCATGGTCAAAAACAATATTCACCCGTCGCCCTGTCGTCACAAAAATCTCTAACTCAGGAATCAGGTAAGGAGCGCACTTCTCCTTAAATCCGTTACCGTCCTCTCGGCTAGTCCGCACTCCCCCAGTAATCCCAGGTAATCCGATGCAAGCGTATCCCGCCGATATCAAGCACGCTGCTTTCTTAGCCCCCTCGGTGATCGTGATTGGCAAGTTGATCTCAATTGCCCACTCCCAAAAGTAGCGATCGCCCTCACTCCAATCAAAGTCCCCTTGCGGACATCGGGACTTGTAGCTTTCAATATACTGCTCACCCGCTTTGATGGCTATTTTTACCCCAATCTCCCAGGATGGCACCACGAAAAATGCTCGTGTAGGCACTTTCCCCGGATGCTCGTATTTAATCATCTTCAATAGGTCGCTGAAACTATAGCGAGGTCTATCGGCTTTAAAACATCCCCATTTCATATATTGGGAACAGTTGAGAGGATCAACGCCCCTAAAACTCCACCCCCCGTCCTCTAGGTGCTTGAAGCGTTCAAAAAGCCTCTTGAGGGGGGTTGTGGTGTACTGAAGCGAGTGGGGTGATTTTTTTCCTAGAGCTTCCATCTCCCCGTATAATACGGCTTCAAGAGCATCCTGTCCCTTGAGTGACTCAAAGTTTAAGTCGATAATATGGGGATGAATAGCTGAAGCCAGGAACTCGTCTCGATGTCTTTGAATAATCATAGTGTTGATCCCTCTAGTATCGTGGGGTTTAAGTTTGAAAAGGAGTTAGTTGACCGTGCGATCGCCAATTCATAAAATATTTTGCAAAAACTCTTGTTTTTTCAAGATATCTTTGTTATACTTTAATGAATTGGCTTTTGTCCTTGCTGTTTTTAAAAAAGATTTCGACTCGTTCTCTTGGTGTTTTTGAATCCCCCGTCTTCTCAGGACGGGTTTTTCTTTGGGAATTTTCATGTCAATCTTCCTATAACTGGTGGGACACGACAAGGCGAAAACAGAAGAAAGTTCTCACCCCGACCGTTTTTCTATTATAAGCACAACTAGACGGATTTGCTCATAAAGTTTTGTAGGCTAGTCCCACAACGACTTTTTCCAAAGGGTTACAGCCTTTTCTATGTCTCTAGCTGTAGCATTCTTGGGGTTTGGATTTTTCACCAACAGCTTAGGATAATTATGATTAACCCAGAAACGACCGCTATATATTGACAAACCCGCAATAGGCATATCGCACTCAGGTTTAAAAAGCAAGTGCATCATTCGAGTGTCTTTATATAAAAAGATTTCATCCTTTAATCCAAGCAACGATGCTTCTAGCACTCTATCAGGGATGCCTTTCTGACTGTTTGGTAGCGTTTCTTTGATCCAATCGAATAATTCAGGATCGGCTAAATAGCTTTCGATTGTAGCCCCGTCAACAATTTTCTTCACCCCATTGATAACAGATGTAAATCTCCCAAAAACATGAGGTTCTGATAGATACCACTGCTTCCGTTTTTGCTCCCGTAGTGTTGCTGCTTTACCCATGACTCTCCTGTTTTGCTGTTGTTAAGTTTCTGATACAATCGCGCATCACTTCCGCCATAGTCTTTTCCTGGCTTTGGGCATAGGACTTTAGCCGATTATGCTCCGTTTCCGATAGACTCAACTGTAGCTTTTTTTGTCTTGCCATATATTACCTAGTGCATATATAATATATTAGAGCAAAACTAGAAAATAGTCAACCTATAGCCATTTAACAAATTTAATCTCGCCTTCTGCGTCTGCCTTCATGAAAGCGTTTGTGGAGTTTTCTCTGTCTGGAATCTCATCCGTTATAACCTCCTCGATGCTGCGGTAATCCCAGATTTCTCCGTTTTCCCCATCTTCTGAACACTGGTCACAAACATTAAACCCGTGATTTTTATTCCAATCGGAATCGTAATCGAACGAGGTATTTCCGTCTTCGTCTGTTTCCCCGCAAACATCGCACCGAATATAATAGATTACTCTTGATTCTCTACTCATGATTTTAATTCTCCCGTGATATAATATAATCATAGCACAGGTTATAATAAATATGTCAACCCAAATTAAAATAATTATGGACACAAAAAGAGGCAGAGGGAAACCCCGCGACTACGCCACAATCAAAACTTCTAAGGGCATAAATATCACCGATGTCGCGTGGGACGGTCTTAAAGTCCTATCAGCGTCCTTTGGCTTGTCTCGTGCCGAACTCATAGAGAGGTTAGGGCGTGGGATGCTGTCACCGTCCGAGTTTCAGGAAATCTATAAAAAATTTCTGGAAAAGGCTTGACATTCATTCTTTAAGACCTATGGGATATTAGTAACAGGTAACAGTTAAACACTCGGAGACAAAATCATGGATAGTTACACAGCAATTGACTTAATGAGAGCAAAATTCAAAGAAAACTGGAATACTCCCGTGTTTAAAGTATCTGGGGATGCCATCTCGTTGATGGCGACAACTTATCAATACAGCCCCGAATACAATCCCGAAGGGTTCCCCGTGTCAGCATTTGGGGTTGATGGGTGCTTCCCTAATAATCTAATTTCTCTGATTCAGTCAGAGCATGATTATTTTCGATCCAAATATGGTCAAACCCACGACTGGGAAAAATGGACAGCCGATTTGTCGGCAAGAATTCACGAATTAGAATTAGTTTGACGAAAAGATAAATCAATTCCGTACTCAGTTCTAGCACAGTCGGTAGTTAATCCATAAAAACAAAACCCCGTCCATCAGTATTTTGGACGGGGTTTTGTTTTGTCCTAGCCTCCTGCTTTGCGCCGCAGATATTCAGCAAGGAGAAGTGCCTCGGCCCGCCCGTTGTATTTCTTGAGCTTTAATTCCATAGCCATCTGGGGGAATAACTGCACCGCAATAATCCTTGATGCGTCCTTGTCTTTCCCTATCAAGCCATAGTGTTTTTTCCATTCTTGAGGGATCACCAACTCCATAGGAATATTTAACGCTGCGATCACTCCCAACCAAATGCCAAAATTCATCCCAAAATCAAAGGTTGATCGAACTCCCTGTCCTGGCATTGAATGAACGCTCTCTATGGCGATTATTGAGTTTGAGGTAGCCAACTGTGCTAACTCCGATGCCATTAATGCAGGGCTTGACTTCGTTGTGATTTTAGTTTTGGACTTGACTGTTCCCTTGTCCACAAGTTGATCAATTAGCGTGAGGTTTGGCTTTTTGCTTTTAACCTTAGTTTCAATCTCAATAACTGGACAATCAATGAGTTTGATTCCCGATGGAGAAATGATAGCGATCGCTCCGGTTTTGCCTGGGTCAATTCCGATGAAAGTATTGATCATTTTATTTCCATCCCTTCTTAATACTATTCTGATTAGCAAAAGCTACATGATCTCTGGTGATCTGCCACTTATAACGGGGTCTTAACTCCTCTCCAATCCTGACGCAATCGGAGTCGGTATCAGTCAAGGGAATCACACCATTCTGATATTTGAACAAGGTCTTAGTTACCCAATTGACATCAGTTAATAATTGATTGCCGCCGCGCTTTCTGGCAGTATCAACAACTAACTCGACAATCTCTGGATAGTCTGATTTTGGTTTGGATTTTTTCATTTAAAACTCCTGTTCATTATCTATAGTTTTCTTCATCCCTGGGTTAACAGGTGTTAGCCCCTCTCGCCACGCCAACCATCGGGTTTGTTGGTTTAGTTTGGCGGCGTTGTAATCCTCTAAGCTGATGTTCCAATCCTCAACAGGAGCAAACTCTAAACCAAGATCAAGAATGGTTTTGACAGCCCCTTCACGGGGGTATTTGGCTTTAGGGTTTGTCGTCCGGTGATAGAGTACCATCAAAATAAAGTCTTTGTTTTTGGGGATGGGATTGGGTTCTGGGATTAACAGGATTTGACTGTAGACTGATTCGACTACTTCGGGATAATTCATGGGCTTGTGTTTTGCTTTGCTTGTAGGATAAATCAAGGGTTCTACTACATATCAGGTAAAAAGTAAAATAGTTTTAATTTTTTATTATTTTAGATTGGAAAAAGAAATAGCTAATGTATTTTTTATCCCACCATATAAATCATAAAATTCGACAATTATTGATTCATTTGGTTTCATCACTCGATAACTTCTATCAAAATATCCTGAACAATAGTCTGCACCGTAATCTTTTTCACAAATAACACGAAAAGGGATATCCGAAGTGATGTTTAATTGTTGAGGTATATCTAAAGGATTTTTTATTATGTGTTGTGTTTTTTTGTTTTTTGATATAAAAACTAAATAATTTCCTGAACGATTAAATATCGTTCTATTTGCATTAGCCAAACTATTTCCTGTATGATTACGCATGGTTTTATTTTCATTAGCTAAACATGAATTAGCAAAAGATACGCTCAATAATGTAACAGTCAATAGTGATAAAAACAGTTTTTTCATTATTTTTTCTTGTTTTTGTTTTATGATAATTTTACCATTATTCTACTACATATCAGGTAAAAAGTTTACACTTCTGAAACCATTAATTTCCTTGATTAGTTTTTGACCTAAACCAAAATTTTGCAATTCATCAAATATCAACTCAGTAGTTTCAGCATTTAATCCAAACTGAGTTCTGAGTGATGATTTGCGGTAACAGTCACGGGCTGGTATAGGTTCACCCTTAAATATTTCCTTGATGAAATTAAACACCGCTTGAGCCGATTCAGAAAGTGTTTTATCGGGTAATGTTTTGTTAGCTGTTCCATTCCACGAAGGTTTATATTTAGCTTGTAATTCTGACTCAAGAGTTAAACGTTTTTGCTCATCCCAATTTTTTGTGATGTAAAAAGCTATTTTCACCGATACATCACCGATTGATTCAAGATGTTTTTTAACGTGATGTTCCCAGTCACCTTTATTGTTCCAACGTCTCCAAAGGTCTTTAGATTGACCTACATAAAGAGGGTTTTGATAACCGTCAACAAATACACAATATACTCCCGCTTCGTGTTGTGGTAGCCATTGCAAGCCACTGGGATAATCTATTGATTGCCAGGTATTACAATCTAAGGGATTTATTGATTGTAACACTTTGGGAACATCATCTTTTTTTAGATTGATATTAGGTGATGGAACTATTTTAACATCTATTGGTTTATTTAAAAAAATAGGATTTAATAAACCATCAGGAGCATTGCCTTTTTTTCTATACTCAAGATGATGTTTATGCGTTGGGTGTTCTGCGATTTGATGCTGATTAGAACCACAAACAACAACAGGATAGGCAGCACTTTGGATGTACTGAAATTCAGGGGTGTCATGTTTCCACAAGTTTTGAATCTCACTCCTAGCACTAGCACCACAAAGAATTAAAAGGAAATTATTTCTAAACTTCCCATCAATTCCTATGGCTTCGGTGTTATGACTTTGCATGAAACCGATTAAACAAATATCAAACTTTCTAGCATTAGAAAGTTTCCGAATCGCATAAGTAAAAGTCTTAACTCTTTTTTCCTTGTTTTGCAATGGTTTGATAGTGTCTAATTGTGCTAACTCGGACATCGTATCATTGATTTCATCCAAGCAGACAATGATAGAATGCCCGTCTTTTTCTTTTCGGTTCTCGACTTCTTCAATTAGCCAGCACAAAATCTGATAAATTATTTCAACATCTGATTCAACCCTAGGGAAACCCATTTGTTGCCAGATAGGGTTTTTTGAAGCGTGGATATCCAAAACAATCACCTCGGCGGGTTTATGCTCAGTTAGTTTGCCAATCACGAAACCAGCACCTAGAGATGTTTTTGCGCTCCCAGAATTTCCCCCGATTAATATTCCCGAAGACTCATCGGCTAACTTATCCCAGTTATAGAAGTTTAAGATATGATTGGAGGGAATATCGCAAGGAATAAATGATAGTTCATCTGAATAGATATCATGATTCTCTTGATTATATTCCACAGGACTCTCTCGGTCTAAAACCATCAATTGACTCCGGTGAAGATTCCCTTCATTGTCATCCGACCGTCTTTGTTGCGATGGTGGTAATGTTTGATCATGGCTTTTAGGCTGCGCGATCGCTTGCTGACTTTCGTTCAAATATCTAATATCCCTAAATTTTTCTAACTCATATTCCATCCCCAACCGCCGCAGGAATATAGCCTCGGTTTGCTCCTCTACCTTGGCTTGTAGCTTGATTGATTTCTCTGATTGACTCCCCATCACCCACCCCGCAACAGATAGCACCGCACCCGCAGATGTACCAACAATCCCTAACTGTGGGTTTTTGTTGATTGCCAAAGGTGAAAACATCGCCAGACTACAACCAGCGATGGTTAGACCTATTGACCATGCTGACAGGTGAGGATTTTTTAAATGTTCAGGGGTGTTATTCATTATTTTCAGGTTGAGGTAATGTGAAATATATCCAAATTGAAACAGTGACAATCAACAATAAAATCCATAATAATAATCTTAAAACTATCCAAGATTGACCTATTCCTAAAGCATAAAAAACACCAATCAATAAAGCTATAGCACCAAAAACTAATTCATCAGAGTTTACAGTATCTTGATTATCAGAAATTAAATATAAAATAACACTACCAACAATCAAACCCAGATAAAGACAAATTAGCAATACTCTAGCTTCAGGATAAAGCAAAGCAAAATGTGATAACAAAAAGGAACAAGATAAACCTGTTCCAAAGATTGAAAACTTTTTGACTTTCCATAGTTTCATGTTTTGATTGGGGGAATGTTTCACCCCCAAATAAATTTACAGTTTCATCGAGTTTTCAATTTTGTCCAACTGGCGCATCACGTTAACAGCCCCTACATTTTCGTTAGCGTAATTACCAACGATTTGCATATATTTAGGAGCTTGACCATCTAACATTTTTTGAGTTTGAATCTTTTCCTCAAAACGTTTCAATGAACCTTCTGCCACACCTTTAACATATTGTTGGTCAGCTTCGTACCACTCAGTACGAGCTTTATCAACTTTCAATTGAGCTTCGACAATTACCTTTTTATTTGACGCTGCTTTGATTGCATTTTCGGCAATAATCTTAGCTCCCTTAGCTTCATTTTCAGATGGGTTAACTCGGTCAGGAATATTAAACTGTTGGTCAAATTCATCGGTTCCTGCATAGGAGCGTTCACGGGTATAGGGGGTGATATCACCTTTTCCTGTTGGACTCATCACTTTAGAGAAATTAGCGCCCGTGCCAGCTTCTTTGATAATGTTTCCAGTTGAAAAACGATTGCGTAAACCGTCTAATTTAGTTGCCATTTCTTTTTCTCCATTCAATAATTAGCTGTTCTTTGCACCCTTCGCCACCTTTGTTTTTCAGGCATTTTTCATAACCTGAAAGGTTGGCTACGGCTACAAACTTTTGAAACTCCTCTGTTGGTTTATTTGTCAACCTGACAACTTCAGAAGTTATCAAACCAACTAACAATAAACTCAGCAAACCCATTGACCAATTAAATACCATCAATCCTGTTATCTGGGGGGAGGTCTGGGTTTCAGATTGTTGCAAATACATTTAATTTGCCTCCAATTTTCTTTGAGAATTTGCATCTAAATACCCCGCTATCGCACCACCAATAAACCCTGCTAGATGACCTTCCCAACTAATCCCTTGGGCAACCGATGGCAGCATTCCACCGATTAAATTTTGGAATATTATCCAGGTAATAACAGCGCATACCAGATTAGGAAAATCAAGACGAAAGACAGCACTAAGAAGACAAAATCCAAAAAAACCATATATCACCCCGCTTGCTCCTATATGATTTGAACCAGGTTGACCAAAGAACCAAACACCAAAACCTTCAATTATTGAAATCACCCAAAAGTTGTAATTGAATTTTCCAGGGGCTTTGAAAATTGTCAGGGTTGCCAATGGCAAATATCCGACTGTGTTCCCTATCAAGTGTTGGGGGTCTCCGTGTAGGAATGGCGAAAATATAATTCCCAACATTCCTATGCCTTCCACTCCTGGTCTGATTCCAAAATAATCAAATTCTGGGAAAAATATTTCTAAAGCCCACATTATTCCCAGATAGGTAGCTGCACACTTAAAATCTTTGAGCATATTTTTGTTTACGTTCAGCCATCCATTTTTCTTTCCATCTTTTAACTGAAATCTCATTTTGCTCTTTGGTGATATTCCACTCAGAGCGAGGCTTGATACTCTCAGCACCCCAAACACAATCTTGATGTGTTTCAGACATGGGTGAATATTCTGGCATTTGTTGATAAGTGAAAAGTGTGTTAGTCACCCAATCAGGGTCAAGCATTACATCTTTGGGTTTAAAAGTTGATTTTGCTTGTTCAATCAATAACGAAACTATCTCTGGATAATCATTTACCATTTCAAAGCTCCTGGTGTCTGGTGTTGCGGTGACTGTGATTGCTGTTGGTTAGGTAGGTTAATCTTTCCTGAGTAAAGGAAAAATGCTGCTGCAACGGCTGCAATTCCTAACCAAATCAAATTCTGTTTATTTTTTGTGAAGTCCATAATATCTGTTACAAACAATGTTGTTGTGAATTGCGACTAAAGGGGGGATTGTCAGGTAAAGAATGATTCCAAAAATCATCCATTGGATAATGAATCTATGGTTTATCGTTATCATAAATCCCCTTGAGCGTAGGCTTGACAGAAAGCTCCGGTATTGTCTGGGGTGCGATTATCAACAATATCAGCACCCCCTCTTTGTAAGCAAAGGAGATAAGTTAAGAACCAAACTACTATCCAAAACATCATTTCCTTTTTCGTGTACAAATTTGTCATCGCTGCATTTTATTGTTGTTGTTGATGATTATGTCGGGCGATGGTTGACTAGGACGTTCAATGTATCTTGTTCCTCCTACAACAATAGGTGAAATAAATATCAGGAATATAAAACCTATTGGCAAAAGCATTATATTTGAAGACATTCCTGATGATGTAGCATTCCGGTTTGGTTGTTGTTGGCAATCATCACTTGGTTGTTGATAGTTTTGACCGGGAGCTTCATAGTAATTGATATGGATTCCGTTCTTTCTGTTTGACATTGTTTTTAATTGTTTTCAAATTTGTACATATTCACTGCACCACCATTAGGAGTCATCACAGTGTTGGGTGAAACTTGCGGCTGTAATGTTTGAGGCTGTGGTCTTGTTACCATATTTTGATAAATCAAACCTGCAACAATTCCAACTATTAACCACTGCCACCCATTTAACTTGTCAAAAAATTTATCTACCTTCATCGTTTTTTCTCCTAGTAATTCGTTAATTATTGAAAGTTTTTCGAGGTCTTTATCAGAACATTTGTCCTGTGACAAGATTCTGTTTTTCATTTGTCTAAGCTCAGAAGAACTTAAAGACGATGTTGATGTCATTTTGGCTTCCGACGTTAAAGGTGTATCCTGAATCACCGTATCCGCGTTCTGCAATCTCTGGATTCTGTTGATACTGACGTGGCTCATATTCTTGGTTTTCTTGGGGTAATGTGTATTCGTATTCTTGGGTGATGGTTCGACGGTTTTGGCACGGTCTTTGTGGCATAGTTTCTGTTTGCAAATATGCCTGTTGAAACTCATAACCTGGCGGGAGTTTTGCCAAGGCGTGACCTGTCATAGAGGGCGAGACAAGGCATAAGACAAGGCTTGTGCCAAGTCGTGCCAAGGTTTTGTGAGAAATTGCCGTGTCGCATGACAGGTTGTCGTGAACCAACGGGAGAAGAATTGTATCCATTATTTTGAGTCCTTTTGCACTATGTTAATGAATTGGTTTTTTGCAGAGAGTAGACTGCAAATACCGTTTGCATTTGCTTGTAGCATCCAGATGACACTACCACCTCCAATACCCGTTCCAATTATTAGGAGTATGATTGTGTTAATCATTGACTTCTTAATATTGTTTGCTGTTTTTGCGATAGATGACACCATAATCTGTACCTGGTTTTTACTTAACAAATCCCTCCGTGTATAAGAAAAACCACATCGGGATATTGCTTTTTGATTGGTTTATTTGCCCTCTGGCAACGCAAAGTAATTGAGAACGTTTTCGCTTCCGGTAAGTTGAAATCGATCTGCTCTTTCAACCTCTCGAATCTCGGCATCAATAATCATTCCCACTTGATTGAAACAGGTTGTTACTTTTGCAAATTCAAAGCCTTGGGCAAAATGTTCTAAGACTTTATCTTGTAGTTTTTCCGCAGCCAGTTCGACAACCTTGGGGGCTATTTGTTCGGCTAAATTGTCAGCCATTTTGTCGATTGTTTCAGCCATAGATCCGGCTGCGTGTTCTGTTTTTCCCCCCGCTTTCTTCTGTTGGGATTGCAAGTCTTTAACGTATTTTTCAACAGCTTGGGAAACAGACAATGAGTGGGTTTGTTGTATTCCGATAATTGAAGAAAGAATCGCTACCATCCCATTTTGAGGAACTTTTGTCGCGTCAAGATGGAAGTTTTCTGCTAATGCAGAAATGATTAATCTGGCTCTTTCTGGCTTGATTCCAACCGCAGATGCGATCGCGTCAAGGTCGTAGTTTTGTTGAGTTTGTGCTGTCATAATCCTCTTAATTTAATGTCGTTTAAAATCCGTTCACGGGTTCGAGTTCTTGCCCTGTTTTTATACTCGATTAACTTGCTTGCAGCATCAGCCGAAATCATGCCGTCATTGGGTTGAAAATCAAATTCCTCTGGGCTTAAAACGCCTCGGAGGTCTTGACATAGGGTTCGGAGGTAATTAACCGAAACTCCTAAACTCTCGGCTACCTGCTCACGGGTAAAATGGGTGATTTCCTCAATACTTGCGCTCCGCATAAATGATTACAAATCGTTTGGTTTTTGTTTGTTAAGCGAAATGAAACGCTTAACTAACAACAACAATAAACCCATATCAAAGGGGCGACAATTCACTTGTGATTGCACTTGTGAACAAGATTGATAGACACTAAAAAACCCTCCGCAGTAAAGGACTGGAGAGGGTTTGGTTTTGAGTTTTCAATTTGTCATTGGTAGTTGGCTAATACTTTCTGGGCTTCTTTTATAGCTCTTGGTGATGGGTTTCGATCGCCTGAGCTCCATTTGCTAACTGCGCTTACAGAATAATCCATTTCTTCGGCTATCTTTTCGATAGTCCAACCTAACCGACTTTGCAGTAAATGAACTGGGTTAATACGGTCGCTTTGTGCAAACATTGTAATAGCCTCAACTGGGTTAAAGAATGGGTTGGGGTGGGGCTGATCGGCTGATATCCGGTCAGCCCCTTTCAGTATTTGTGTTAATGTTATGCTGATTATATGCTAAACGACATAAAAAAACAATGGACAAAAGGTATAGAATTACGATTAAGATCCCTGCGTGGCATAATAAGCGATTAAGGGAATGGGCAGCACTCAAGGGTGTAGCACCCACAACCTTGGCGGGTAACGTATTACAGGCTCGAATAGAAGCAAACGACCAACAAATTGTGGCGATGTTAAAGTCTCGGTCTGAGGATGAAGGATTAACTATTGAGGAATTTATTAAAAAGATTGTCGATGATTCAGATGACGATCAAGAAAAGCCCACTAGGTAGAGTGAGCTTCTTTGGGAGTTATAGAGATTAATGCCTAAATCTCGTCCCACCCGTCAACGCCGGAGGACATCACATAACTTGTCACGGTCGCCTCAAAGAAGTTAGCTTTGGTGTGCCCTTCTTTTTTGGTATCAGAGAAGCGTTCTAAATGGGTATAGGGACTTTTACTGTACTTTTTATCGGGATAAAGGGGCTCTAAACCGATAGAACGTAACCGAATATTGGCTAGATATTTGGTGTATTGTTCCGTACTATATTCCGTGATTCCTAAAATATTATTTCCCACAATATGATTAGTCCATTTACACTCATGCTCGACAGCCGTGCCAAACATTTCGTAAATCTGGTCAACGGAATGAGGAAACAATTGCATAGCTTCAGGAATCAATTTCTGGAATAACCGAACATGACTTAATTCGTCACGGTTAATCATTTTGAAGATATCAGCAGATCCCGGCATTAATTGACGGGAAGCGAAATTGTAGTAAGCGATAAAACCATTGTAGAAGTAAATCCCCTCTAACATATAATCGGCTAACAAAGCGACAAAATAATTCTCTGGCGTGGAATTATCCATGAAGTTCTGATAAATTCCTGCAATAAATTCACAGCGATCGCGCAAGACTTCATCTGTTCTCCAAAACTCATAAACAGATGTTCTTCGATCCGATGGAATAATCGTTTCGATCATGTACGAATAGGACTGGGAGTGTAACGCCTCCTGGGAGTTTTGCTCTGCCATGCACAGGCTGATTTCTGGGGCTGTGACGCAACTTTTAAGGTGGGGAATATTACAGGTTTGAATGGAATCCAAGAACGTTAAATAGCTTAAAATCCCATCATAAACATTGCGTTCATTGAGAGTTAGGTTCGCGTAATCTGTCACGTCCTGGGTAATATCCAAGCGCTCGGCGACCCAGAAGTTCTCTCTCATTTGCTTATATAAACCAACCGCCCAAGAATAGCGGACATCATTCAATTGCATTAAGTTTGTGGTTTCCCCAAACCAAATCGTTCTGTGGGCAACATCGTCGTTTCCGTTTGGATTAAAAATCGGGTTAGCGGACATTAATTGAGTCATTTTGTTGATCTCTTTGATGTGGGCAAATAATATGGGTGTAGCCGTTTAACACGACCTTGTTTGACCCCCAAGGGACGAGCCAAACCTGTCTTGCATTCTTCAAATCCGGTCTAATATTTCCCAAGATCCCTCCGCAGTTTAGGCAATAATTAAAAGGATTCCGTGTTAGAAAATCCTTGGTTAGATATGGGTGACTATATCTTTTGTTTGCCATTGTTTTCTCTATCTAAGTCCTCCCCAGATGAGGAGGATTGTATCTATATTTTGGCTTTACTTCCGAAGATTGACTGGCATTAGAAGAAATGTCATCTTAATTCCCCCTAATGGCGAGATGATAATTGGTGCGATGGTAGACTCTTGGATCTTTATTTGGACTTCACTGGTTTCCATTTCTTCCAAGCCCTCAATGATATAAGCGCAGTTGAAAGCGACTGTAATTGGCTCTTTAACTGCGTTTATCGTGGCAAAGGATTCTTCATCATCCCCGTCATCGTTTTCGTCGTCATCGGATGCAATAGGCTCCTTGACTGATATTTGTGCAGGGATATACTCCTCTGCTTTGCCTACGTCGGCGGCTTCTACTGATAGTTTAATTTGCTGTGCTTCGGCATCAAAGTCGCAACACACGATGTGATTTTTCTGTTTTGCAATTATCTCCATCCGTTCCAGGGAACCAATAAAGGTTCGCCGATCAACCGTTACCAAAGTGGCGTGGTTTTTAGGGATTAGCTGTTCGTAAGCGGGGAAAGCCCCGTCTAATTTCCGGCATTGGACTTGCTGATTCTTATAGGAAAAAATAATAATCCGGTCATCAAATCCAACCAAAACGGGAGTATCATCATCCCTTTTCTCTTTGAATTTTGTGATCATCTTCTTAACCTCTCGGAAAGCCCGACCAGGAATGATAATCTCCTGAACTTCCGATTCATCCCCTTCAAAATCCTCGTTTTCGACTTCAATTACCATCAACAAGTGTCCGTTTGTTGCTGCGAACTTGATTCCCTTATCTGAGAACTTTAGATCAACCCCACATAATTGTTGTTTTGTTTCATCAGTAGACACGGTGGAGATTGTTTTACTTCCTTGAAGAAGATTCTCTACCGAAATCTCAAAGCTATTGTTAGCTTCAAGCAAGGGGATTTCGGGGTATTCTTCTGTGCTTAATCCCCGCAAGTTGTATTTGCCACTGGAAATTATCTTAACGTCATTTGTCTCGTTGTCCACTTCAAGTGTTAGCTCTCCGTTGGGGAGGTGTTTGATTGTCTCCGTGAACAACTTGGCAGGAATCGTAACACTGCCACATCTGTCAACATTTGCTTCTACCGTGGCTTTAATAGCCATTGAGAGGTCAAACCCCGTAACCTCTAAATTGCTATCACCCGCTTCAATTTTGAAGTTAGCCAGGATGGGATGATTAGGCTTTTGAGGAATCGCCTTGTTTGCCCAATCAAGGGCATCGGACAAGGCTTTTGTATCTACAGTCAATTTCATTGGTTTAGTGAATTTGTAGGTTGAATCAAACCGAGATTTATTTATCCCGGTTTGATTTAGTTGATTAGTTTCAATTCCTGATAGGTATCAATAGAAATCGTTAGAAAGGCAGAGGATCGTATTGACCACCTTCTGTCTTATCTGGCTCTGCCGATTTCATTCCTTTCTCTTTAGGACGGGAAGTTTCTGTAGAATCCACGGCCGCCCCAGGGAGTTCTTTTGCCACAAACCCTTGTTTAAACATATTTGAGGTGTGGGGTGCGCGATTGCGGAACACCGCGTCACAAGTCATCTTTTTGTTATTACCTTCTCGGATGTTGGCGATAATCAGGGTTACTGGACGACCACCTTTTAAGCAATTCGAGAAGCTGTTGAACGAGGATTTAAGCTGCTTCTTCATGCCGAAGTTGGCATATAAAGCCTTTCCACCGTCGAGGGCAACAAAATACCCTGTACCATATTCAGGGTGTTCTTTTTGATCAATCCCAGTCACCAAGTATTCCCCCTCTGGCAGTTCGGTGGGTTTTACCACCTGGTAGTTTCCCCCTTTGGCTTCCCGAAGGTAGCCAGCGATCGCCCCACCGGCTCGCGCACGGTGCTTAAGGGAATCCCCGTTCACCGTCTCATCTTTACCAAAGACACGGAGGGAGAAAATCAAGCCTCCTTTTGGTGCGACAAAATCAATCCGAGGGACTTTGTACTCTTTGTCCCCGTACTTAACCGAGTAGCTTTCGATTTCCCCTTGCATTTCTCCGCAAGTGAAAGTGCGTCCGTTTTGAGTCACGGGGAATAGATTCGATCCCGCACGAATAACCAACCCTTCGCCACCTTCTGAAGCGAACATCGCAGGGGTGTAGATTCGGTCTACCATACCTGATTCAGTTGCCTTGACGGAGATAACATCTTTGAGATCTAAATCTTTCCCATCGGCTAAACACGTTAGGCAAGTTAAGAATAAAGCCTCATCGTCTTGGAAATCTTCGTCGGAGAGGTCTTCCAGACCGATTTTGTTGTAGCCAGGAACATAATCCTTGGCGTAGAGGACTCCAAACTTGTCGTCATCGTCGAAGTTAACAACAATAACTTCGGGCATTGAATTACTTGTCATATTTTTTTACAGAATGTTTACGTTGATTGGGAGATTACGCCTCCCCACTGCCTCACTATCGCACCGTGAAGCCGTGGGGGAACACAAGCCTATAAATTTAGATGCAATTGGATTGCTGTTTGCTTAATAGACAGCGCACCTTTTTTATTCAGTTTTGCAATTTCAGAAAGGGTTTCTTCCTCACTGAAATTTATTATCTTTGTTTTCTCTTCGTCGATTGAGACAGCGCAACTCAGAGAGTTGGCAAGCGCCCTGATGTCCACATTCGTAGCCCCATCAAACTTAATCAGAAGCATCAGATAAACATAGGCTGTCTTAGGCAGGATGCCACAAGCCAGCCATGATTTCAAGTCCTCTATAGAGATTGAAATACTGTCTTTTTCCTTTTTTTTTAAAGGCGTTGGAAGGAGGTCTACCACTCCTATCTCCACTTCCTCAAAATCTTCTTCCGACTCAAACGTCTTTGGCTGCTGTGCGATCATAATTTTGTTATCCAGTGCTTATTACCAATTTACTACTTGCAGTAATAAAAGTCAAGCGGCTAGGAAAACTTTTTATTGTCTCCGCCAGGGAAAACAGCCTGGATATCCGAATCCAGTAGAGATAATAGCGTTTCTAGCTTCGCGCGTCGGATTGTTTTTGCCCTCCCGTCCTCAACCTTTTGGATATAAGCCTCGGATAACCTTTGGTCGCAATCTTGGGTAAGTCTTGCCAAGCAGCTGCGAGAATACCGTTTATTGTTCCGCAGCTTCTTCAACCTCTCTCCTGCTTGCTTATCCCAGGATATTGAGGCAACGCGATCGTAAGGAACACTAGGAATCATAAAACATCCTCTTGACTTGTGAATAAAAATCTATTACTCTCAGTGATAGATTCATTAAACCACCATAGCATAAAGAAGGAGGGAATTTGACCTATCCCGCAGAGACAAAACAGAAAGCCCTAGAGCTTTTGAAAAAAGGGGTGAAGCAAAACAAAATAGCAATGGAACTAAATATCCCAGAAGACACGGTTTCCCGATGGAAAAAGGATTCGCTATTAATTAATAGCGAATCCTATCAAGACTGGGTATATTCCTTGCCTCTAAGAAGTATCAGAGGGTTTTTACCAAGTAAAAACCGAAAGTTCTTCGGCCAACTTTATCGCCAATATCAGGATAAAGGTATCGCTCTTAGATACGCTCAGGTGATTCTACTCGCTCCTGGGATGCAAAATAAACTCACTGGAATATAGATATGTACACTTGCGGTGAATTATTTATGGGCGGTGGTGGGGCTGGCAAAGGATTAGAGGCCGCAGGGTTTAAGTCTTTATGGGGAATTGAAAGAGATCCTAAAATTGCAGAAGTAGCACGATTAAATTTCCCAAATACCAAAGTATTTAATTCTTGCGCAGGAGACATAAACCCCCGCAGTCTTCCCTATGTTGACCTGCTTTGGATGAGTCCCCCGTGCCAACAGTATTCAAACGCTAGACGGGGTAATTTAGGTGATCACAAAGACAAGGACGCGGGGCTGTACTGTAGCAGTTATATCGCAGCGATTGATCCTCGATGGGTAGTTTTAGAAAACGTCCCTGGCTACTCAAAATCACCTGTATTCGAGAAAATCCTACAATCCTTAATTCGCCACGGATATCGCTATCATTGGTTAATACTTGACGCGGCGGATCACGGGGTTCCGCAAAATCGGAAACGGTTGATTATGTGGGCAGTTAAAAATTCAGAACCTCTCCCCTATTTCCCCGAATCAAAACCCAAAAAGGGATGGTATCAAGCCATTAGTGATTTAATCCCAGAAATGCAGGATTGTGAGCTTGCAGACTGGCAGATTAAGCGATTGAATGAATTGGGTTATTTGCCAGAAAAAGCCTCTCATTCACCCGTTTTGTTAATCCCCCGTGCGGGAGCCTGTATTAAGAACATTTTACCGACTCCACAAAACAAGCCTTGTCCAACAATTCGAGCTATGGCGGGTGTAAGTACCCATTGGGCGGACATCGTACAGGGAAGTCAAATCAAACGGATTAGTCAAAAAGCGACGGCACGGCTGCAAACTTTTCCCGATGATTACAAATTCCCAGAATCCAAATCTTTAAGTCAACAAATAATCGGAAATGCCGTGCCGCCGTTGTTGGCGAAAGAGTTAGGTCTGGCTATCTTAAAATCAATTAATCTTTATGAAGACAACTAAAAAAGGATTTCAACCCGCCCAAAAAATTCATGCCAACGACCTCCACACATTCTCTTGTGAGTGTCTCTGGTATGATGTAGAAACCGACGAGGAACTTCTATCTGAATTATGGACAATTAAACTCGATAAAAGGCGATTCAGAACCGATGTGAGACAGTCTATTGTCACAGGACTTATCTATTGTTTTCTCGAAACACCGGAAGCAATAGAGCGACGTATTAACAGGGTGTTTTTTTGGAATAATAAATCCCGTGCTTTTGAGCCATTAGGGGCGGTGTCTGACGCTCCGATGACCGGATCTAGTCCAGTTGATTTTGAAGCCGATCCGGTGGTGGCTTACGAGCGATTAAAAGCCCTTTGTGTTGAGATTGAGATTGTCAAGATAGAGTGATTTCGTCACCCTTCATTATTAATCCAATACCTTATCAATTCCGAGAGGGATAGATTTCTTGAGGATGCGATCGCCTCTATCCTCTCCCTCTCAACTTCTGAAAGCCTCACCCTGACAACGGTTGGGCGGTTAAAAAGTTTTTTTGATTTAGGGGTTGACATATTTTGATTTTGTAGCTACAATATTTAGTATAGAACACAAAGCAGGGACGCCGCCGTCAAATCGGGCGTAAAATATGAAAAACTCCACAAACGCCGACCAACTTTCTAAAAGAATTTCTCAACTGAACAGTTTAATAGTCAAATTCCCCCGCGTCCGGTCTTTAGTTCGGAAGTGGGCTTTTGAATTGACTCAACTTGAGGGGCGTTTAGAAGCCCTGAAATCGGTAGCGGTTGTGGAGTCTCCACGACAACTAACAATTTGGAACGCACCCGTTATGGAAAAAATAGAACAATTCCCTCGCCCTGACCAATCGGATTTAGATTGGCTTTTTCAAGATCCCCCATCAGGGACGGAAAAGCAACAAAGCTGGGCGGGGTCAATTCGGATTGACTTCATACAGGGAGTTGTAGAAGCTCATTGCAGTCTTAGAGGTGAAGTTGCCATGGGATGTCGGATTGACTGGCTTAAGTCCCATGAAGAAATGTCTAACTTGTTAAAAGCAGCCTCCAATGCCGATGCTAAATTCTGGATTGAAACCAGAAAAGAGGGCTATATTTTTATCTCAAATAAATTATTAAAAAGTTAATTTATGGGCTGGGCGCGATGCCTTAAATCCGCGCAAAAGTTAACGATATAAGGACAAAACAAAGGAGGATTATATGTTGCTACACGCTCGCTACTGGAAATATGACGGGGCGTCTCCCCAGATTCCCAATACATTGAAATACGACCCTCATGGCTTTGGTCTAAGTGTTATTCAATCCCTGGATATCCTAATAAACCAATCCCCAATCCCTCTGTACCGATTAAGCTGTGTATCTTTGGAGGGTGCGATCGCCAAACATCACAAAGGTGATTCCTTTGGGCATCAAGTCCACTGCGCGGCTACGTCTGAACAGTGGGAAGCGGCTAAGGATTATTGGGAATCAACAATTGGGATCTCAAGTTCCCAAACTCCCAAAAGTCCTACTATATAAGGATTAAACAATACCGATACTACATTGGGGTGGTAGGGGGCGCAGGTTCAAATCCTGTCGCTCCGATAGAGGTAAAAGCCGGATTCTGTAAGGGATTCGGCTTTTTAGATCCACGATCCACCGCCCGTCGTTGCCAGAATTATTTACCATCTGGAAATAAATCTGTTATAACTGGTGGATAGTTATATAGGATTTTTTATGAGGCCCCACGAACACAGACAAGAAATCAAAGCCAGACTCAAGCCAGAAGATAGGGAAAAATTAAAAACCCTCGTCATCGGCATGGGTTATCGTTATTGGAGACGGGAATCAGCAGAACCCGCATGGACTGAATTTTTGGAGGCGATCACAACCGGCGACATAATTCTTTACAAAAAAGTTGAGTGAGGGGTTGACATTTTAAAATAACTGGGGTACAGTTATAAATGTAGAAGGTTAAAAGTTAAGCAAGTAAGGCAGCCACCCTACTTGCTCTCAAGTCAATCATTTTCAATTAATTTAAGGAATATACCATGAAAGTTAAAGTCTATTTCAATCTTCATAAAAAGATGTTTTCAGTCGTCGCATTAGAGGGCGAAAATAAGGGGCGGGTTATAGCCCACGAAACAGAAGTTAAATTAACCAATGGTACGTTCAAAGTTTCTGAAGCCGGACGGCAACGGGTTATCAGAGAGCAACGCAAAAATGTCCATGCTTACGTTGTTGGAACGTTGACTGACGCAGTGAAAAACTGCAATCAAGCCGTTACTTACAACCCTTATAAATACAACTCATTTGTGTTTAAACACAATGAATCCCCTGTGTTAACGGCTCAAAGCGTTCTATTAATCAACAAGCAAATTTTCATTAACTAAATTTTCATTAACTAAATAGGAGAATATCATGGTTTATCGCATTACTCGCATCAAGACCGCAGCCAAAAAAGAAGACCGTCAAGGGTATTATTTAGACGCTCTAAATGAGTTAGAAGCCTTGACAAAATTCTACAATCAGTTCCCTGAGTTTGTAGGGGAAGAATTGGAGTTAGAGGAGTGGAGTTAACAATAGTTTAAATATAAAGCAGGGTTGCAAAATACCCTGCTTTATTTATACCTTAACTAAACTCTCAATTTCCAGGGCCCGTAACACCTGATTTACCACCTTGCTAAACACCAACTCAGATGACTGATTGGAATTAATCAGGTGGTATTTGTATCTTTTGGCAATGTCCAAATATCCCCACCTCACCCTCTCCAAAAACAAGATATTTCTTTCAATTGCATCAAGGGGTCTATCTTCTAATCTTGCCACCGCCGCCCGAATTTGTAGATCGAAAATAATCACCATATCGGGTGTTAGTCACCCCATGACGACTTCATTAGCTTTGATAAGGATATTAGGACATCGGTAAAAACATTGCCCTTGTTTTTGCTTGCATCAATGATTTGATAATTAAACCGATGGGCGAGAGCCAAGTACCCGAACCGCACTCTGTTTAGAAAATGGATATTTTTTTCTATTTTATCAAGGGATCTATTCAGCCGATTGGCCGAGACGTTTACGGGGCAGTCTAACAATAGAACGAGGTCGGGTTTTAAGCCCTGTGTGGCCGTTTCATTTACCCTTATCAAGCCTTCTATCTCAAGCCCTTCTCCATAGCCCTGGTAGGCTAACGTGGAGGCTGTGAATCGGTCACAAAAGATCAGGTCATAGTCGCCCCAAACTTCTCTAAGCCAATTGCAATGAGCTTTTCTATCCTCGGCAATCAACTGGATCTGATCCAATGGGGGTAAATCTGTGTTTTTTATCCTAATCCGTGCATCATCCCCCCAAGGTTCCCTGGTGTTTAAAACCTTCAAGCCCGAATGTTCCGTCAGATGTTTTGCCACTTGTCCAAGTTGCTCTGTTTTTCCAGAGCCATCAATTCCTTCAAAAGCTACAAATAAAGGGGTGGTGTTTGTCATTTTGTCAAGGGGTAAAATAAAAATAAACTGTATCATGGTGATACTTTTAACGAATCCTCTTTGTCACACTAAAACATAATATAAGATTAATACAACTCACTGTGATCAAGATTCAGTGTATAAGAAATTCAGTGTGACATCCCCATAAATTATACAGCATCGGGGTTTCGGGATTCAGTGTGACAGGGGCGATCGCAGCAAAACTCAAAACCCTCCACAAATCGGGAAGGCTCCTCGCTTAATTCAGGCTCGTTAAAAATTGATTGGGTGTAGTGCGATCGGGTAAGGTAAAATTAAAATATCCCCACAGTGCAGCAAACACCAGGGGACGTGAGTAAACCTAATAAGCAGGCAACTATGATCAATAATAAATCAAATCCCAAACCAATAACACAACAACGCATACTAAGTTCCCTGGAGAAAGCTGACAGATATCTCCACAAACGCCCAGAAGTTGCGATCGCTAAGGCTTTAATAAACATCGGGTTAAGTAGTCGGCTTGGGGTTCCCCTTAGCCCCAGTGACGAACTAGAACTCGCGTATCAAGGGTTCACCGACCCAGAACAGGTCTTAAAACGCCTGTCACGGTATCAAAGCAAGAAAGACTTAAATAGTCTTGAGGCTATCAAGGAAGCATGGGGTCAATCCTATCACCACACAGTAGAGAAACACTGGAAACGGCTAGACAAAATCCACCGTGTCCAACAAAAGCACAAAGTAAGTGGGCTTGAATTTGAAACCGTGACACTTGGGGATGTAGTGATTAAGTATCATTCCCAGATAGATAGCCTGGAAACATTACCCTACGATTTCCAGTTACTCAAGAATGAGTGTCCAGATGTTGCCAAAAGTTTTTGTGATGCTGTGCAGAAATACAACATGACATTATGGCTTCTGGATAGCGAACAAGATCAATGGGTATCAGCTACCTATGATCAAGTTTTATCTGAGTCCCACCAAAAGGCTTTAGCTACCGTCTGGGAGAGTAAATACTATATCAACCAGCATGAGCTAGAAACCAAAGGCTACGCCACCCAGAAGTCGAGCTTAGACAGCCTTCAAGATAGTTTAACCTGGGAATTCCATCTAACCTTAGCTGATGAACTTTACCCAGACGTTAGCTCGGACTCGACTTGGTTTTGTGCCAACCTTTGGGATGGGAAGCCGCGAGAAACGCATGGGGAAATGGACTTTTGAAGATGCAGTCAAGTTTTGTGATAGCCCGTGCTATGGGGAGTTAACGGATTATCACAAGGAAGTCTTCAAAGTTGAACATTGCTTTGAAGACACAAAGGAGGATCTGGAAATTCTCCAAGGTCGATTTCCCAATTAAGACAATCAAGAAATGCCAGGTGTGTAATATCCCACTTTCCACTCAAAACCGTTCGGGATATTGCAAAAAACATCGAGAGCATAGTCCTAGTCGCAAGGCTAGAAAAAATCACAAATACAGATAGAGAGAAGCCCTCCATTTTTAACTCGTGGAGGGCTTTTTAGTTTAATTTAGACCGAGAATTATTTGGTAATCGTTAACGTCGTAGTCTCTTCTCTATATATTATATCAAAAAACCAGTCGTTTTGTATCCCCCTGATACAAAATCTAAAATAGTTTGCTTTACCTGTTGACACCTGTTGATATTTTGTGTAGTATTAGAAATGTAGAGAACAACAACCAACACACAGAGAGGACAAACGCCATGACAACCACAACTAAAACCGCAACTAAAACCCCATCGTGGAAATGGAACAATGATCTAGGGCGTGATGCCCTGAAACTCCCTACAAAGGGGTATTACGTCGATGATAGAGGGAACATCTGGAAAGATAATGGTGACTCCATTGGTAACGTCACCCCGTTACCGAACTCCGTTAAGGTGACAAAACTGGAATGGGTTGTCACCCAGGAAGAAAAACAGGAGACTGTTACCTGTCAAAAACTCCAAGGGAGTTATCAAAAAACACAGTCTCCCGCCCGTCGTAAAGAGTCCCCCGATGGGATGCGGGGCGGTAATTCTCAATGGGGCGAAGTTTCTGGCCCCAAAGCTCATTTTGTGGCTGACGAATATCAGGTGACAGTCACCTATATGGCTTTGGTTGCCGTAAATCAATTCGGGGAAGCTGTGGAAGGGAAGCCTAAATTTCCTAGTGCCACAACCATTGCCTACGAAACGGGCTATGGAGAAACCACAGAATATTCTGTGACCGATTTGGCGGTCTTAGACTTGCCATCGGAAAAAACCGAAAAGGTCTACACAGACCAACGGGAGCATTTTTATGGAGAGGCAATCAAGGTTGTCAAAGAATACCTTGACAATTTAGACAAACCCGCCGACGGGTTATTAAAAGTCGGTGACATTGTCAATCACCCTGTATATGGACAGGGAATTGTCACAAAGGCTTTCGGGACGAAAAACCCCACCTACCAGTCCGTTTGCGCGGACTTCCCTTGCGGAAACAAAATGGTAGGAAAGTGTGACCTAATATGACCCACTATTTCGGCTACGAAGTCGAGATAAAAGATAAATCAGGGAAGTACGCCTGGTTTATCTACCAAGACGGGGTAATCATCTTTTCAAGTGGCTACGATTACCCCACAGAAGCCACAGCCTATGACTGCGCTTGCAGTCGCATTGACACATTATTTTATTAGGAGAAAATCATGAAAATCATCAACGCCACTCCCCATCAAATCGTCATCTGTTCAAAAGAAGGGGTGACTCAAGATCCTAAAACCAAGCAATTCACAGCTTCGGCTGTTGAGATCCTCCACACCCTGCCACCATCGGGAATCATCCCCCGTGTGGCGATGGGCAACACAGAATCCGAACCCATTCTAGGGATTCCAGTCCAAAGCGTTCAATATGGCGAGATTGAGGGACTCCCCCCTGCGTCTCCCGATGTTTATTATGTAGTGTCGGGACTGGTAGCAGCCGCCGCCGTTAAAGTGAACCGGGCTGATTGCCTGGCTCCGGGTGCGCTAGTCAGAAATGCCAATAACCCATCAGAGGTGTTAGGCTGTCTTTTTTTGCAAAAGCCCTGATTGGCGACGGTTGCCCCCGGTGTGGTAGTCATAGGCTGGTTAGATATGGTTACACCGAACACGGTCGCCGCCGAATGAAATGCAAGGATTGTAATAAATTATTTTAAAATCAACCCTCTAAATATTTAGAGGGTTCTTTTTTTGATTATCTGATAATCGTTAACGTCGTAGTCTCTGGCAACTTCACCCACGGATAAACGATCCGCCAAACATCGTGACTATAAATATTTTTCGTCATGTACCGGGCGTCGGGAACTTGTTTAATCTCTATCCCCATCTTAATACTCATCGCTTTGAGAGGTCGCCAACTGAAGTTAGACTCATGAACTTTATTGAACTTGGCAACCCTGATGATTGACGAATAATCAAAAAGTTCATCCAAAGCCTCGGACAGTTGATTGTTTTCTTCCTCAAGCAGTGCTTTCTCGGCCTCTAACTTTTCTACCTCTAACGCCAATCGTCCAGCCTCTAGCAAAGCCTGAGCATAGGTTTGTGGTAACGCAAGCGGGGTCTGAACGTGGTTATTCTTAGCAAGGGAGAAAGCCTCAACTAACCGTTCTTTGCAATCCAAAACCTGATCACTGTTTCGGGAAAACGTCATCAAAAGTGTTGCTTGTGCTTCATTCAAGAAACAGTAAGAGACTTCGTAAGCCCCACCCTGCGGGCGTCTCACCACGTCCGTTTTAAACGCGACTGGTGTTTTTCGTTCTAATCGGTCTAAATACTTTGTGATTGTTTGCAGTAAGTTCTTATGTTGAATCCCCAGTTCATCAGCAATCAATCGGGAATCGACAACTAAGGTGTCATTCTGTGTGGTAATGTCAAGAATAGCCATTGTTTACTCCGTATAAGTAAGTTGTGGTTAGACCCGTTCAAAAGCCAAAAACTTTTGGCGGGTTGCCTATTTATATTATAATACAAACCCAATATCTTCACCAATAAAAATAACCCAACAATTAATAAATCATCGGGTTAGTGTTGTCCAATTTTAATCAGTGTGCATCATTATTATAGCACCCTATTCAAAGGTTTTCTTTCTGGAAATAAATCTTTAATTGACCTGACAGCATCAATATAAGACTTACCGAGGTATGTTCCATTCTCTCCAAAACTAACAGGGATATCAGAAACCGCCCACCACCCAGACCGACCTCTGAACTCAATATACCAATAACCATATTGGGTATTTTCTCCCGTTGTTTTGGCTATTAGATTATTTAATTGTTCTGTTTTTGTTTGCATTCGCAACATCATTTCCTCTCTAATTTTCCCTTGAAGTTCCCAGATATCTTTTTTTATAATGTCGTTCATCTGATTAGCCAATCTCATCTTGTACCCTGAATCCGTAGCATTCTCGTATTCGGTTATTAAATTTTTTAATGCTTCCGTATCCATCATCCCACCTCAAAAGTAACAACATTCCACTTCAATTCTACCTGTAATTCTACCTGTAATTTTACCTGTTCTGATATCCATTTGTCCATACACGAATTAATAAAAACAGGATAATCATTACGAGATTGTAGCCATTGTTTAGGATACTTAACTTTCAATTCCTTAATCGTGAAAGTTTCCTCGGATACGGTAACTTCACGATCCAATGCAATCAGTTTAATTTTAGTTGAATTATTCATGATAAAAAGGGACTGGGTTGTGTTGGTGTTGCATTAAATACAATCTAATGCCCTCCCGGGCAAGAGATTGTCTCAGGTTTGATTGCCGTCGTTAGTGTTTGAATTACTTGCATTGGTAGATACCCCTTTTAACTTCTTTATTATTGCAATAGCTTTTTGATGTTCTGAAGCTAAGTGTTGATATTTTTCTTGAATGTTTACTAATTGTTCAGAAAAATTAGAGTTAGTTTTCTCCTGTAGCGCGGCTATCTTTTCCCTGAGTTCGTTGTTTTCAACCTCAAGCCTGTTTAAATCATTCTCCCTATAATTAGCCTCCCTCTGAAGGCTTTTAATTTCACTTTGTAATTCAACTATAACCTTGATGTTTTTGGTATCAAAAATTCTATTGATAGCAATACCAATCACACTACTACCACCCAACAGAACGGTAATCAAACCAAATACTGATTGAATCGTTTGGTCTGTAGTAGCTGTTGTTGTATTTGATTGGAGAATAACATGAAAAAAAGACATCAACATTTTGATTACGAGGGTAATTAACTTTTGTAGGCATATTTAATTGATAACATAATCTCTGCAAGCATTGAAGAAAACACCCCGCAAGCTAAGGAAGATATACTGCCATTTTGCTTGATTCCTACAGACAAAAAGAAAACTACTATAAACAATACTGAAAGGATGTGGCAGATATTTAAAAGAATATAGCAAGCAGTCCAAACAGAGGAGCTAATTTCACTACTAAACTCTTTCTTGAACTTGTAGACGAAACACCAACAAATTATCCCGCCAATCCCCACCCCAAGGGTGATAGCGTTTAAAAAATCAATACTCTCATTTATCCATCTAATAGATGTTTCTAATGGGGTAAAAATCATTCCAAACAATCCCACCAGAATCATCATCAGGAAATGATGATTAAAAAATAATGCCTGAACTATATATTTAATTCTAAAAACAGGGCGTGGCATATTGCAATATTTACCCCCTCTTTCTAAAATCGTAAGACTCACCCTCTTTTTTTCGCTCTTTGAGTTTTTTGCTACGTTCATAGTGATGCCCCAATACAAGGAATAGCGATAAAAAACTTATAATAATTTGAATTATTAAAGTTGATATTTTCATATTATCAAACTTGTCATAACCTATCTTGTTAAAGCTGTCAAACAATAACATCAATCCGTTATTTATCAACAGAGTAGATGACAAGTATTGATTCAACTTTCGGTTATCAAATATCAAGGAAAATCCATTAATAATAGAAATCAGTCCTGCAAAGAAAAGCAAGAAGGCATAACCGGACTGGTTGAAAGGGAGCGAAAAAATTGATATTGATATCATTCTATTGGTGTTAATGGGTTGTTTTTTGACGCTTCAATTGCAGCTTTTCTGGTGGCTATTATTCCCATTGCCTTAGTAACCAAAGCAATTTTTATCCATTCCATCCGCTCTGAAAATCCAGGAAACTCGACTTCTAATTCATTGGGTGTTCCCAAATTTAAGATACCTTCACCTGGGCTTGTCCCCAAAACTTCTCCAGTCTCAAGATTGACAATCGAATATTGGTGGCACAGTTCAATTACAACATCCAACAAAATCCCACTCACGGGAATCTGTTGGCTTTGCAATACAAAAAAATGGTCTTTTTTTTCAATAGTCATGATTATGCTCCTATTAATCCGTGTGTAATTAAATCATCAATCAACGCCTTTACCCTTTCTGCTAACCCTGTAAGGGTAACAGTTGACGTTGTAAAGGTTGTGCGAGTTGGTGTTCCAGTTGGTGCAGTCCATCCGGTTCTTCTGGTAGAAACAACCTGGGTTGCATTCAAAGATAAAGCACCTCTGAAAAAGTTATTGGTGATTTCAATATCACCAATTGTTACGGTGTTTGAGCCGTTTCCGGTGGCGTTGTAGCCAAAAACTTGCTCATTTGTTGCATTCTGGGTTCCTTTGGTGTTCACGCCAAAGAAGCAGGAGTTATTTGAGACAGTTAATCCCGTAATCCCGTCAGCGATGTAACGTCCTGCACCAACTCCAAAACCTGCCAAATTACTCCCTGTTATATTGCTGAAAAGCGCACCAACTCCAGAGGCAGTTAAATTATTCCCTGTAGTGTTATTTTCTAAAGCCCCAACGCCAAAAGCAGACGAATTATTCCCTGTAGTATTAGAACGAAGCGCATTAAGTCCAGCGGCAGTTAAACTATTCCCTGTAATATTGGACAAAAGCGCACTAACTCCAACTGCCGTTGAATAATTCCCTGTAGTATTATTTTGTAAAGCCCCAGTTCCAAAAGCTGCCAGGCCAATACCTGTGGTATTGGCCTGGAGCACACTAACTCCTGTTATTGTATTTGTGCCTAAACTCCCCCCTCCTCTCCCAATAGGAATCAAATTATAAGAATTGGCACTAACAGTACCAGCAAAAATAGCACCCGTAACCCCTAAACTAGCGACCCTTAAAGCCCCTGTAGTTGTTGATGTTGATGCCGTTGCGCTAGTTGAAATCAAGTCCCCTGTGATAGTCCCACCTGCCAATGAAAGATAGGAATTAATATCAATAGAATAAGTCCCATCCCCTGTTTTTTTTAGGAATCCTGGGGTGTCGGATAGCGATTGAAGGGCAATTAATTCGTTGCCGATACTGTTAGTTGAAACCGCAGTTACTTGACCCTTAGCATTGACAGTAATAGCAGGAATTGAACTAGCACTACCGAAAGAACCAACATTACTATTGACCGTTGCCAGTGTTATCGCACTTGTAACATTGGCTGAACCATCAAAACTAACTAAATAACTTGCATCCCCCGTTGTTGCAATTGTCCGTGGCGTGCTTAGTTTTAAAGCCTCTCCCGCAGTAGCAGAACTCGATATCTCAACATAAACAGAACCCGACCATCGGTAAACTTTATTAGTCGTTTCGTCAACATAAATCTTTCCAGTCTCGCCAGTGCCTGGGAACCCGGCAAGGTTTGTATAACTCAGGACATCATCAACATAAGACGGTAAAAGCCCAGATGAAATTGTGCCAGACGCGGCGTTTAAACTTGTTAAAACTTCGTTGCCAGTAGATGCGATCGCACCAACATCAGAAGCGGTTAAACTAATCTGAGCTTTAGGAACCTTAGTATTTGAATCCAAGGTAGCCACACCATTAGCCATTGCTTTCTCTAATTGCAAAACAATCAAAGAATAATCAATATCCGAAAACATTCCCATGTTAATATCCTCTCACTAATCGGACTGATTTACCACTAGAAATTACTAACTCAATAGCGGGGTATAGAACATTATTAATGGCTTCAAAGTTTAGATTTTCACCGGATGAAAATGTTAATCCATTAATAGTTACATCCCCTACGAGTACCTTTAAATAAATGAAATAACTACCAGTTGCAATTGTTGTATTTGTTGTTAGCAATCTACAATCTAACTCGGCGGTTATTGTTGGTAAAGAGACTGGGACTCTACCACTTGATAAAGATGGAAGTTTGGCGTTGATCGCACCAAGTGTTGCTTCTTTGGCAAGTGCGGAAACGTCCGCAGATCCCCCGTCGTTTGAGATAGCACGATAAATCTCCCAGTAGGGAAGTGTCTGTGCCGGGTTCTCCAGGGCTTCTATTTGCTCTTTAATTAAAGCAGCCGCCTCCGTTTGCTGTGTACTAATATCAGGCATCTTTCAAAAATAGAAGGATTTATAATTAATTTTAACCCCTCTTTTATTGATTGCATTTTTAATTTAAGAAAATTCACCCCAGGACTAAAAGCATAATTTTTAAAATTATCCCAAGACTAAGGCATATTTTTTAGCCGAGTTTTCAATAAAACTCAAAATATCAGAATCCATCTCTAAAATCCCTTGGTGAGAAATGGCTGTCACAGTGTTTGTGTAGTAATATGCGACTGTGATCAAATAATTCCCACTAGCGAAGCCCGAAGCCCCATTGACGGCAGCTACAGAGTTAATTACAGGGCTGTACAATCCCAGTTCCGAATCAGGAACAGTAGTTGCCTCTCCTCCTGATCCAGTTAAGACAATAGTTTGAGTTGCTTCGCCTAGCTGCACTGGAGTGCTAAACTTATTTCCCCCTATCCAGATCCATATATCTGTTGCATTGAAATTCCCTTTTGAATTTCCTGCAATGACATCAAGATAGTCGGATCTGATATTTGTGGGATGCGTTAGTTTAATCTCTAATTGTGTTGAAGGGCTTAACGTTACACTCCCTGCCACAATTGCTTTTCCACAACCATTTAATGTCCCGACTTTAGCCCTCAATACTTGACCTGTTCCTAACCCCGAAACTGCTAAACAAGTCCCATTCCCGTTAATAGCAACGATTTGATTGGCAGCGTTGGCAACTAAACCAAAGACCCCACGCTCTCCTACTCCAATAAATGATCGCCCATTGACAATTCCCGATCCCGATAAGGCGATCGCGCTTAAACCCGTGTCAGGGACAATTCGACGTAGATCCAACCCCGCACTAATTAAATTGCCAATGATTGCAGCTACACCCGAATAGTAGCCAACCCGTTCCCCAATTGACAAGCTGACCTCTATCTGAGCATTCTCGGCTACTCTCCCCCCTAAACTTGCCACGTCAACCTGAATCTCGACAGCAACTAGATAGGCGTATCCTGGTGGCAAATCTTTCTCTAAGATCAATCCCGAATTGTTGTTGGTATAAGTAATTCTTTGATTAATCCCCGTCATTTCCCCACCGCCTGACGCGGAGGTGTCCAGAGATCCATTAGTTAAGTTAACGTATCCTAAAAATGTCAAATTGACCGCACCCGCACCAAAAAACAGATCAGTTAAGTCCGTATCTCCCCACGATATCCCTACTGATATGGATCTCCCTGCAAAATAGGGAGATGTCGTTTCATTCCTGAGCCAAAACTTGACGGGCTCCGAGTAACTTCTGTCAACCGCATAATCGGGACGGATAATAATTTCTTTTTGCTCATCCGTGAACTCAGAAAGCAACCTATCACAGCCGTTTACTGAGCGAGTCGATGTAATTAAAGTTTGGAATTCCTGGGGATAAACTTTTAACCATTGACCGTCTTGCCATTCTCTGATTTCTCCCCATTCGTCAACGTAAACCCGCATTCCATTGATTTTGTTGGCAGGGATTTGGGATGTATTTGCCACACTTCTTTGAGTGACAAAATATTCATTTTTGTTAATTGTTAACGTCCCAGGTAAAGTGTCTGAAGCCGAGTAAGTAGCGATCACGTAAGCAGCTAAATAGGTATTTGTCGGGGAGAATGACAACACATAGGAGACCGGATCATACCCATCACAATTACAGTCAGGCACAATTACAGTCACGCCTTGACCTGTTGTTAAACTAATGGCTGTTGGTGGGGAATACAGGTTAAATCCTTGGCGGTTCCGCATCTGCCAATATAGAGATCCTGCTACCGAACCCGTTAGGCTTCCCGAAATTACCGAGACAACCGGAGCAGGAATTTGAGAGGGAATACCAGCGTAAGTTAGCATATTTTAACCTTGTACTCATTTAACCTTGTACAACTTGCCATTTTCCATTGTGTTTAAAGGCGATCGCCTTACCAGTAACCACGCCTTTGGCTACAAAACTTTTACCCATCCCAGAGAATACAGATCCACTACTCCCTAGGGGGTAAGCCTTGCCAATTAACACTGACTTGTTAAGACCATTTAATCTACTTAAAGTCTGAGATGCGATTTGATTTACCGTCGCCATGCTACTGACTCCCTTAATGTTCTGGTTTGGTTTGTTGCTGTTACTGTTTTCCCTCTATATCTGCCCGTAATGGAACTTCCTGAAACATTCCAAGTTGGTTGTCCATCAGATAATATTTTAAGTAATTTAGCTGCTAATTCTCTTTCTTTTGGGGATGACATTCTTAATTTCTCCGACCGGGGACAGTCGAGGGCAAAACCCCTCCTAAAGTAATTATAGTGGCATTATTGTCTACTTTTGGATCTTCTCCTTGGTTGTTATCTGAACCTTCGTTAGATGGAATGGGATCTTCTCTTGTCTCAACACGAATAGAGCGACTGTCCCACAATCCCAGTGTCAACTTTGTTCCATCCGTTTTGCAGATTGGATCTAGTCCATAGGCATTTTGGCTTCCGTCATATTCCAGTGTGTAGGAAGCCGATAAGACTCTAAATCTCCCCCGAAATCTATCCCCACTGAAAGTGCAAAAATCTCCCCCTTCAATGTTCGGGAAGTGCCAGCTAACTGTCCGGGTTTCTTGGGTACTTTGAAGGGTGTTAATTGTAAGTTGAGTTTTGGCGGCTTTTTCTGCTTGACTAAGTGTAGAGGCAGCCCCAAAACTTAGACTTTCTCCCCCTTCTGATGCCCACTCAGGGATTGAATCAGAGTAGACAAAGTATCGTTTTGTAACCCTACTTGTTATAACCCTACTTAGTGGCGGTTTTGGTTGTTGTTGCTCCCATGTTGTTTTCCTGTATTGAGCTTCTGGTGGCCTCCCTTGAATCTCTCGATATCGAATATTCTCAACCCCATCCACAAACCCGGCTCCCGATGCGGTTAATTCCACTATCTTCTCGGTTGAATATTCGTCGTTCTTTTTAGTCCAAATTGATTGATAATAACTTTCTTCTCCCGTTACCAAAGCGGGGAGGGGATCTTCTTCGGTTGAGTCAGGGTGAGCCATTGTTGCAATCGAAGACGCTTGCCTAGATTCTGTCCACACCAGCATTGGCTCTACAAAATCCATGTCGGCAGTAATTAAGCCCACTTTCAACCTTTGATTAGAACCCTCTCTTGGGGGTGTAACTTTTGAGAACATCATTCGCTGCATTTGCTCATCCATTTCATCCCAAAAAACCCACTCAATGCTGTAGGGAACTGCATCCTGTTCATAGTCTGCGCGCATTGATTTTAGATAAAACTTAGTTTCATCCCACCTGTTTATTCTTTGAAATTTAACTACTTTCCACCAAGGATCAGGGAGTAGCCTTCCTGTCTTGACCAGCCCCCACTGTATTCTTTCTTGACCTGGTGGGCCAACATAAACCCATCCCGGTTTCATTTCTTCTATCATTCCCTCCCCACCAACAAAAATCATCTCACGGGTATCGGTGTCTCCTCCTATTTCTTCTTGTTGAAATCGGCTTAATTTCCATCCAGACGTGACAATACTTGTTAAATATTTAGCCTTTGAAGCCTTAAACTTAATCCCATCAAACCCCACACTTTCTACATAATCTTCATAATCTGGATGCACAACTAATTCATACTTTATTTCTTGTGTGTTTTGAGGTTTAGCAAGTGTGTAAA